CGTGGTCGATACATGTGTCACTTGCACGCAAAACAAGGGCGTTCGGCCGATACACGTTACACATGTGCTTTGCACGTTTAATATTTCAACTTTCGGTCAGTGCACGTACGACGTGGGTATGTCCCCATTCAGTCGCCAACGTCAACGCAGTGTTTCCGTATACATCCTCTACATCATCCGCGGCGTTGAGCTGCTTCAGTGCCATCACGGTGTCCGCATGTCCATACCTCGCCGCCAACATCAAAGCCGTCTCTCCCTTCTCTCCTCGGGCGTCCACATTTGCTCCGCGCGAAGCGAGGGCGATGACACTCTCCGAATGCCCGAACGAAGAGGCGTGTAGCAACGCCGTTCTTCCATCTGACATATCCACAGCGTCGACGCTCGCATGGAACGTGTCGACGAGATATTTGACGACGATCGCATGTCCCTGCATGGCGACAAGGATGAGCGCCGTCCGCCCATCCTGGTCCTTCACTGCATCAACGTGGCTGATACGTCCTGAGTTGATCAACTTGCTCACGTCATCGACTTTCCCGTCCTTTGCAGAAAGCAGAAACGTCGCCTCGGGATCGTGGCGCGCCGCATGTTCGAAGCCACCATTCCACATCATAGCAACCTCGCAAAGCCTGTCAGAATTCACATCCTCAACCGTCGTCAGATCCACCTCCTCCACCTCCTCCGTCAGGTCGACCTCATCTTGCTTAGCAACCTTGCTCTGTCTGGCCTTCTTTATCCTCTCCGTTTGGTTCTGGAGAATTTGTCCCATCATGTTTTGCAATTGCGCGGCATTCGCGACGCTCGAGCCGTGTCCAGCAACAACTGACATTGTAGAAAGCATGATGACTCGTTAAAATCGAATTAATTATAACGTCGGAGGGACGTCAAAACGACGTACGTCGGACGAGCGACGTCTGATCACCCGCGTCCTTTTTCCATTTGCGCGAGATACGACCCCTTATCTTGGGGGGGGGGGAAGAAGACGTCGAAATCGAAAGAGGACGCGTCTCTCATCAGACGTCTTCTTCCCAACACACGTTGCCACTGTTTGCCACTTCCAATCTACACACAAACACCCATCCACCCACTATTCACAAATAATTTCGAGTATGAGTATTTACACTTGTGAGCACCTAAAGTCTATGTACGTCAGCAATGACGACAGGTTAAGAGATGTGTATCGTATGTCCATCATGAAAGATGAAACGGACCTCGTAAGTCTCGAAAGGGAAGAACCAGATTTGTTTGACTTCCTCACAGAGCAGTGGAAGGAATGGGACCGCTTTATTGAGACAGACGAGGGATTTAAATTCATGGTTGATGAGGTGAAGGATTTCTATGAGAAGCATGGAAGATTCCCAGAGGCGTGATTTACAGTACAGTAGTGGCAAAAAAGATAGGCTCGATTTCGACGATCGCTGCCGGGGAGAGTATCTTTTTTTATACTGTAAGGCCTTGCGCAACGAGTTCTGTCTGTCCGATGGACCCGCACCCCCCTCGAAACATGGATTTACGGCTTTACATTGTATATGTCAATGTATCAAAACTCCTCCTCAGAATAGCATCAAATTGTGTCAATACAGCAGCAGGTACGTCCCTGACAAGACCCCCATCATAATCCTCCACAACTGCCCAGAGATAATGACACCACTCAAAAACAGGATGATGGTTGAAGCCAATCACAAGTCGTAACAATTCATCCTCGTCCTCATCGTCGTCCTCATCGTCGTCCTCATCGTCGTCATCCTTGTCGTCATTGTCCCCAGGAACAACATGAGAAATCCACCCACTGTGCAAAAGAACAGCGTGTGAGTTGCTTCCTTCCAGCCAGTGCTCGTCGCTTTTCTGGAGACGGTTCTCGAAAAGCAAATCATTGAGTTGGTCAGGCAAGCCGGTCAGGTGGTTATCATACGTATCCTGACGATGTTCCATTGTCTTCTCGCCATTCTGGAAATGGAAGGTGGATTGTGTGTACGCGAGCGTGGCACAAGGGAGACTGGTCGGGATGCAATCTGGCTTCGCGACGCTCGAGCCGTGTCCGGCACCCACTGACATTGTAGAAAGCATGATGAATCGTTATAGGGTTAAAATTGAATTAATTATAAGTCGGAGGGACGTCAAAACGACGTACGTGTCCGACGTCTGATCACCCGCGTCCTGATTTTCCATTTGCGCGATACGACCCCCATACGACTCTTCCTTATCTTGGAACGGACCGACGCGGAGGCATTATTATTATTATTGTTATCATGGTCACGACGAGACGCGCGCAACCAATTCACTCGTACGACGAGAACGCCTACCTACAGGCACACACGAGCGCACTCGTTTCCCAAGGGGAAGTATGGGACGAACGTCGAGTCATCAGGCCCAGACTGCCAACAGAGTGGCCCGCTGAAATCACGTGGTTCCGTTCGAATGGACACCATGCCAATCCAGGTGCCGGGCGTGTCCTCGTTGGATGCCTTTTGTGCGTTCTGAATACCCCAGCACTCTGGACGGGTGTGTCGGACGAGGATGATGTAGGTCTCGAGGACGTCGAAATGCAAGAGTACTCCATTTGGACTCTCCATGGTGATGGTACATGGCCACGTGCCGTGCCAAAAAGTCCGTTGGAGATCACCGACATCCTTATCTTCATCTCCGAAGAGTTTGAACATGGCGACATGGCATGTGAGCCGGAAGACGATGAGCATGGTGAGACACTTGCCGGTCGGCTGTTCTACAGCTCGGAAGATATCATTGGATGTTGCCAAGGAGCACTCGATGCAACCACAAGAGAGCAGCTTCGGTCTGAACTGCTTGGCCTTTGCGATGTCCTCGCATCGTCTTACATGTTTGAATTTGAACTGTAACGTAGAGGGGGTATCCATGGATTAGCCCATACATCAACTGTCTACGACGAGACTTATGACGTTTCCCCCGTTAATCCACTCGGTTTGGAACCAGACATCCTCCTTAGAACCATCTTCTCCGAACGTGACACGGAAATGATCGTCACCGATAAGGAGGTCCCCTCTTTCGTTCCGCCATTCCACAAACGGACTCATGTCAATTCCCCTGCTATTGACCATAGACTGACGCGAGTAGTAATAGTCATATTCATCACACGGGTCCTCATCAGCTGGCTGATCCACGTCACCATATTTGTCGACGATTCGAATCAGCTGGCGGATCGTCTCAGGCTGCTTGCGCTGCACCTCTCTGATCAGCCTGCGTACTTGGACCTCCGTGGTGGTATGCATGTTGGTGGTTGACGCGTTGATGGGCAAAGTATTGAATGCAAACGTCAGATCTCAATGACGCGTCGAGTGTAGTGATCGGGGGGGGGGAAGACGTCGAAATCGAAAGAGGACGCGTCTCTCATCAGACGTCGGTCTTCCCAACACACGTCGCCACTGTTTTGCCACTTCCAATCTACACATAAACACACAAACACACAAACACACAAACACCAATCACCATGAAAAGTACGTTGGTCAATATCATCGGATTCGGAAATGGTGTGGAAGACGAGAACCAACATTTGTCCCTGGTCGTTTCTGACCACTGGCTTCTGGAAAAGATCAGGCAACACCGAACGTTCTTCAATAACGATGGAAATCTAAGCATGCTCCATATGGCTCTTTTACAAGGCCTGACCCAGGACTCGTCGCAAGAGGACAAACGCGAATTCCTCGAAAACTTCGGCTTCGACGAGGATGAGGATGAGGATGAGGATGAGGACGATGACGAGGATGAGGATGAGGAGGAGGAGGGGACACTGGATTTTTTGCTTCGTAGAGTGGATGAGGTACATGAGCTACAAGGCTATATGTCGAGTCAACAGATGGATGTGATCAACTGCATTGTCTACATTGACTGATGTGCATAACCAACAGCAATACGACGTAACGCTGAGTCTTACATGTAAAAACGGTGAGGCGTTTGATACGTAATCACGATTCAACGTGGTGTTCCGCGAGACCAGGCTAGGTCGTGGGCGCCTTTGGGTTCTCGACGACATTAGCGGCGGCAGAGTCATCGGGCATGGCACCGTTCCACACGGTCTTGCTGATAGCCTTCACCGTGCTCTTCTTCTTAAAGGTGACCGTGGCGTCCCCACGTTTCACCACCTTCGGCGGGTCGATCGAGACGATTGCACCCTCGTATTCATGAATCACACGCGTTCCGGTCTCTCTGAGCAAGATCTTTTCGAACCCGCGAGACGCAGCTTTCTGCGCCGCGGAGCGAGGAGACGTAGAACTGAAACGACCGATCGCTTTCATAGTCTTCGCGTCATGCAACATGTACGTCTTGCGGGCCTTCTTGGGGCGAAGGCTTCGCGAGGCGCCGGCGGCGCTATTGGTGGAAGGGTTCGCGGGCTGAGACATGACTGGTTGACTACTTACTCGATATTATTATGACATCATCAATCGTATATGTTGATGACATGAATGCCGAGGACGCCAGCAAAATCACTCGGAACCAGTGGGGACTCAATTTTCTTCACCCACACGACAGAGTCCCACCACGACGAAACCAACGCCGCCTCATCGTCTTTCAGTTTGTCATAATCCAGGTCGCGTTCCAAGTCAAGTGAGTTCCATTTCAGCATCATCTCCTGGCCATTTAGACCAGTCAATTCAGCACGATGTTCGATTCCCTTCCAAAACACGATTCGAGGCAGGTGAAACTTGCGCCTATAACCTTCGCACGCCGAATAAAAGTGATGACCACGAGCAATAATCAGATCATACAAGTTGCCTTCACGGATGCGAATGGCAGAGAGTGTTGTATGCAAATCAGCGTCCCAATTGCCCTCCATTTCGGAAATCCTGTGGACCAGCACGAGGTGCTCTCCACATTTGCTTTTCTTGGCTGATGGCTCGGACATATTTCGGTATAAATCAATCAATGGTTGTGTGACGTCCAAGCCTGGACCCAGGTATTTCCATTTTCACGGGGTTCGTCGATGATCCGCGTCCCTTTTCCATTTCCACGACGCGCGTCCTCTTCTTCTCATCTTCTCATCTTCTCATCTTATAGGTCATCATACATCACACTCATTAAATAGAATCTCTACGTACGACCACGATATGTCAGACGTCCTCCTCCCGATGCGCCAGGCGCTGCAAGCGTGCCACGCGGTTTTGCAGAAGAATTGGTACGTCGAGGATTCAGACGACGAAACCGAAGCGGGTGAGTATCCGCGTCAGTATGTTTCCATTGACGTGGACAAGTTCCTCCAGATCGGAAAAGGATGTGGCGGTACACAGCATGGTGCTCGAAAACTCGCCTGGAGGAACGAACACTGCATTTGCAGCTTCCACCTTCCAAAACCAGACACATCTACCAGGCGGTGGGACGCAGAAAGTATAGAGTTCACGTGTCTCTATAACGGCGTCATCATACGGAAGACATGGAAGATCTCGACATGTAGGTACGACGACGAAAACGGGCAAGTCCTCCTGATGACGAACCTAATTCAGGGAGACGAACGTCCGAAGTATGATCTCATCGCCGATCATACGTCCCCGGGCCACGCTGACACGGTACATGAGTTTGTCGACACGTGTCACGAGCTTCTGTGCACTCTCACAAATGTATTTGAGGGTGATATTGAGGTAGTGGACGCGAAAATCCTGGTGAGTTACAGCGATTACTCATCTCATTGTTTGAAGAATCTGTTTGCGTCGGTGAGCGATGGATTTAATGATGCCTGGACCACCGTTTTCGATCTTGATACACCAGTGAGCCTCAGGATGTCATTTGAGACGCATATAAACGATGGTGAAGGGAGCTTCCGACGACTGAAACTGCTCGATGCGAGTCCTTTCTGGAAAAAGAGGGACGCATCTGTAGGCACTCGTATGCAATCGGAAGACGACGAAGAGGAAACACTCGAAGATCTACAGTGCTCCATCTGCATGCAGAATAAGATGAAGCTATCGTTGACTTGTGGGCATGTGTACTGCCGCGCGTGCCTAGACACGAAGCGGCTCACCGAGAATACCACCGGAGACGTGTGTGCCAGGTGCAACACACGAAGTCGCAAACGGACTCGCATATACATCTAGTGAATGTGCGATCTGTCAGATCAGCGTCACCGCGATGATCGAGGCAACGGCGACGTGACATACCACAACGAACTGGGCTACGTTCGTCTGCGGGTCTGTTTTCGAGCCAAGCGTCGTCTGTGTGACAGCAGCGTAGTACGCCGCATTGAACGGTCGTCCAAAGTGCTTTCCGGGCTCAACGAGGTCCATCACCATGTAAATCACAGCAAACACCACCCATATCCACAGCTGGGCGGCGATGACGCGGAGTTTCTTTGCCTTTTCCATACACGCAATGTACGTGTATTGTACACGCATAATAATAGCATGCTATCAAATGGTCACGATTCTGTCCCGAGGCACGGCATAGTCGGTCGACTGGTGTAACCGCTGGGCCAAAATCCTCTCCATCTGGCGGCGCTTCTTCTCCCGCTTCTTCTCCCGCTTCTTCTCCCGCTTCTTCCTGCGACGTTCCTCACGTTCGGCGTCGGTTTCCTCTCGCAAGGCACCAGATTCAGCACCATCTACGCTCGGCAGCGTCGCCGGAACAGACGGCAGGGGGTCGTGAGACTGATCTGCCTGTAACGAGATTGTGACCTCGGGCACGACCACCGCTCGTCTGTAGAGCTGTTGTGTGCTTATGGAATGCATCATGTTGCGAGATATTTCGAAGAGGCGGGCAGGTGTCGTCGTATTGAAGTCGATGTTGGAGATGAAACTGTGGCGGATCATTGATATGGTCACATTCTTTCCAAATTGCCGCTTCCAGAACATATTGACGAACCGAATGAAGGGTCTGCGCAAGTACGGGTTGCCGAATCTGTTGCAGAACAGATGATTTCTCGGTCTCATCTCGAGGCTCTTTGCGATGATACGGGTCAAATCGTCCGGGATGTAGCGCCACCACCGCCCAAAGCTTTTGACGGTTTTGTACTGATTGAGGACAATGTAACTCTTGCCCGGCACCGATGTGAGGTACAGATAATTCTGCATCTTCTTATTCAGTGATCGCGCCCGACGGTCGTCCACCACAATGTGCATCTCTCCGTAGTCAGCTCTCACGGGTTCGATCAACGTGTACATCGCAGCCAGGAGATGGTCGTCGCTGGCGTACTCGGTCGCGCGCAAGTACTGTTCCCTCTTCACCACATCGTTCCAACTCACCCAATTCAACAGCTGCCTCGCGGAAGGCTCTAGATGAGCCACGGCATCGAACTCCTTTTTGTTCGTCGCCTTCAGTGCATCGCTCCACGCCTGACGGTACTTGCCGAACTTCTCCACCCAGTCGGGCTCATGTTTGAACAACGAGCACACGGTGGCGATCATCAGCTTTTTAGACGCATGACTGAGCTCGCCGTTCGTATACCTCTCGTCTGCAACTTGTAAATTCGTCGTCGGGTCGACGACGATTGCTTCCATGTCAGGTTTGCCAGTAAAGCGCAGCCATCGCAGGATGTTGCTGTGGTACTGACTGGCCGACGAGCGCGTGATCTGCGATGTCGCAAAGTACTTCTCGGCCGTCTGCTTCAATTGTTGGTCGTCGGTACGTGTATTCATCTCTCGTTAGGTATATAAACGATAATAAATTGTGAGGTTGGGTCGGTTTACGACGCGGTGGGATTCGACGACGTCGAGTCCTCATCGGACGACGACGAGAACGCGAGCACGAAAAAACTGCCGTAGCTTTCAACAAACTTCTTGGTCAGGTACCAGACATAGCGAGTGAGCATGAGACATAGGGGGATGGAGACGGCGATGGCGAGAATGACCCAGCCGCCTGATATCTGTTGGATGCTCACTCGGGGCATCGTGGAACACGTCCCCACTCGCTCGGCTTCGAAGTCACCCGCGTAGGTGCTCAGGCGCCAAATGAATAAGGCCGAGGAGATCGTGCGTGCGACGCCAAGTGGGTTTGCGGTGCATGGGCTCACAGCCAAGTTGACAGCCGTCACAACCCCACCACGAAGGGCGCGGACCGTCACGTCACACATCATTCCAAGATGGCGCACGGCCCATATCGCACTCTCGTACGGCAGAATGATCGAGGACGCGTCGTTCTTCGTCAATCGTCCCAGTGCGTCCAGGACCGCCTCGGTCTCGACGTCGAACCTCTCTGCCGATGGCAGGAAAGATGCAAGCCGGCCTCTGGGTACCATGGTCTGCTTTAGGTCGAGACTGGCCAGTTCGTGCATAAACACTGACTGCTCACGCATGGTCGAACTCTGCTCCATCAGTAGGATGTTCGTGAGCTGAGCGGTGTAAAGCGACGTGACGACAAGACAGAGGAATGCGTACGCCACCATCATTGTCTGCAGACTCACCTTCAACAGACTCATGTACGGTTTCTTCCCCTTCCAATCCAACCTGTACTGAACATCAGTATAGTCATTGAGCAGAGAGAGCGTGTTCTGAAAAATGAACTGCGGTAAGACACCCAGACTGAAAGTCTTCTGTTTATACCGCGAGATCGCCCATGAAAACAGGGTCATAAATACCGCAAACGTACCCGGTGTGGCCAAGACCAGCAGCCATAGACCAGGTGTGAACGGGGAAAAGATGGTCCACATCAGCTCACCGTCCTTGTCAATGCGCTTCTCCACCGCCACGAATGTCGTCCCGTACACGTACCCGACAATGCTGACGTTATCCGTACTGTCGAAGAGACCGAGTCCGGCGTCACAATCACACCGTCTCACGGCATCCAGGACGGCACTGCGGTTCGACAGACACGTGTACTCGTCACCGAACCACTGTGCAGCCGTGTCGCATCCGATGAACGGCTCGATGTCATATGTACATACACGCATCTCCGCCGCCCAAGCTCCAGTACAGAACATCTGCGTGCTGCTGGTCAACAACCCGGTCATCAGGCCCATGAGAAGGCCTAGCCCGAGCCGCATCCATGTATATGTATACAGCAGGATACTAATATGTGTCAGAGAATTAGAGAACGAAATGCAACCTCATCTCATGCTCCTATCGTCATCGTCGATGATCGTCGTCATCATCGTGTGTGTGCTACTGCTTCTGATCATCCGGTCCCGCAACGGGACCATAGCGGTCGGTGCTCCGGGCGATGCACCAGCAGGCAACAACGCTCAACGGAAAACGCTTTCCTTTGACTCGATCCTGACCATGAAGAAGGCCCCATTCAATACGCAGTACATCGGGAACAAAGAACGTCTGAGCGTCAAGGACGGCGTTCTCACCCTGCGGTACGCGAAGAATGCACACGCTGGAAGCAGCGGGGCGAAGATCTCCGCGCTGCCAAGCCCTCTTCCGTCCGAAAAGGTGGAATTCGGGTATGATGTTCTGTTCCCCCCTTCGTTCGAGTGGGTGAAGGGAGGCAAACTCCCAGGCGTCTGCCTGGGGGGTACAAATTCAAAAGAATGTGCCACCGGTGGCGATTGGAAGGTCGGGCAGGGGAGCGTACGACCGATGTGGCGGAGTAAAAACGGAAAAGATGCCTACATCATCGCGTACGTTTACTTGCCCGTCGGTGGTAATCCGTCTGCTGCGTACAAACGACAAGGGAAAGGGTACCAAGCTGCGACAGACCCAGGGGAGCGCACGGGGCATAACGTGTGGACGGGTGAACTGCCCATCAAAAAGGGCTGGAACTCGATCAGATTTCGTCTCGTCATGAATACACCGAAGAAAACAGACGGTGTATTGGAAATCGAGGTCAATGGAAAAACGCGGAGCGTGAATGATGTGTGTTACAGGGACACGAGCAGTGTGAATGTGAACAACCTGAATTTTGTCTCCTTCTATGGCGGCTCTGGCTCCGATTGGAACTCACCTCAACACGAGACCTCGACGAGTTACAAGAACTTCTGGATTTCGTGAATCGCGTCAGATGCGAGGTCAAAATCGTTCGCGTGGACGGTCATCTTGCCGCTCGCAAAAAGCTGTACCGTCGGTCCCGCCTTCATCCTGATCACCAGCCGCGTTTGGGTCTCGGGAGACGTGACCCGATCCACGGCGACACACCGACGCACGTCGTCGTGGGCGCGACCCAGCGACACGGTGCGACCAACGCTACACGTGCTATTGATCAGCCGCACGACCGGGAACGTGCACGTGCATGGCCCCAAGAACGTGCACGTATCATACAGAGCAGCGATGACCTGCTCGGGTTCTCGACAACCCGTGATCAGCAGAGATCCCGTGGTAGAGAACAGACGCACCCGCACGCCGGGGAACGCAGTGGGAAAGGGTGTGATCTCGAACGCATGGTTACAGAAGGCGGACGGGAGACACGTTAACCGGTCCGTCGTCGTCGTCGGCGGCGACTTGGTGGGATTGGTGGGATGGATGCGTTCCATCAGAATGGTCATGTCACATGACACTAGCCTGGAGGTTAGTGTCATGGTTGAGATACGCGACGTCTTCGTGAGGCGCGCGTGCCCGGCCATGAACTTCGCGATCGCGTCGTCATCAGACAACGCACGATCGCAGATCATGTATACATTTAACTACGGGGATGTCGTCTCTCCTCTCTAGAACATACCACCATACCCGCCGTACCCACCACCCATCATTCCAGAGCTTCCACTGAGGCTAATGAATCCCATACAAATGCACACGATCAAGAGGGCAGCCATGCCACTCGAGACGATGGCCATCATGTCTGCGTTTTTCAAGAACTGGTTGCACATATTGTTCTCATCTTCTCCGCAGATAGAGGAGCGGTATTGGCCCAGGACGTAGATGATGAGCGCCACCACCGCCAACGTCGAAGGAAGCATTTCCATGGTAAAAAGCTGATCGAGCATCATTGTTGTAGTATGTACGTTATCTTACAGAGATAGATATTGTTTTCGACGGACGGCTACGAGCGAAGAACGATATCAGTACAGTCGATGGGCATCTTCATCAACCAAGGAAACAGACCCATGGAATGCGTGTCCACCTCATACGGCCAGGCGTGATCGCCTGGCTTCTCCCCACTGTTGTAGGTACACATCACCGTGAGATCGGGGTGGTTCCTCCACGAAAACATGCCGACATACCACTCGAGACCACCATTTCCGACCGAGAGGACCGTCGTGTGCAACGATCCAATCAGACGCCCTTGCCTCAGGATAAGCTCGAACGTCGTCATGTCGCCGATTCGACGACTAAGACATTGAGGATCGTTCCAGGCATCTTCAATATCGAAGCAGTGGCAGTCATTTTCGACCATGGCCCAGATGGATGGGTGACAGTACCTCGGATCATCCGGTACACGGATCGGATCGATGACCTCGATGCAAGTCTTCTGCGCCGCGCTTCGCACGATCTGCATGACATCACCGATCGTAGGTTGGGCGTGTGTGGGGGTCGACGTGGCACAAATTCCCAAGAAGGTGTCGACGTTCGACAGGAATTCCGACGAGATACCCATGTTGCGTTGGTCGTGTGGGATGGATGTGATGAGGTGATGAGGTGATCAGATGTGTGATTGGGAATCGAAGTATATAAAAATACAAGTGTCCACCGAACGTTCTGCGGAACGTTCAGGGGTGCGTGGAAATCGAAATAGGACGCGTCCTCGACGCGATGGGGGCAAGTGCGGTCTGTCACTCTCGCGACTCTCAGAAACGTATGTATTCGATAAGAACATCAACACGTATACGAACAATCACACCATGAGCAAATATTGGTACAATGAAGGTGAGCACCAGGCCAAATACGAAGAGTTGCACGCAGAATTCGTAGAGACGAATTTGCAAGAAAACACGGCTTTCGGAGATGCTCTCTGTGCCGTAGGGAACCTCATACAAGAGTGGGGCAACGGATTTCACATTTCACAACAACAGGAGGATCTTGGAAGCGATATTCGATACCTGGCTGCATACCTCTCTCTTCACGGCGACCAAACGCTCGGAGAGCGTCTACTGAACGATATCTATGGATTGTATGATCCAGATGATGAGCCGTATACCAGGGAAGAAATCGAGGAGGATGCAGAGATGCATGGCGTGCTCATCGACGACGTCGTGAACAAACTGGTCACTCTGATTGAGACAAAGCCCATCCTGGCGCAGGAGAAGAGGTGGAGGTCCCGACGCGTCGTCTCGTTGTGATTGTAATTACCTACTCTTTACATCCATCTCGCACAACATGTCAATGCACCGATCGAGGACCCGCCCCTGCTCGTCCTCGATCTCATCTATATCGTCATGGTATCCATTGAGTGCTCCTTCGATCATCTCCTCCAATTCGGAGGCGATCTCTTTCTGTCCTCGGCTCCAACAATAGCCGATGAGGTGTGTAACGTCTCCCTCATAAGCGTCCTGGTCTTCTGCGCCCAGTCCATCGTTCCCCAATCGGTAAGCGAGCGCGTGACAGGCTTCAATGGCTTTGCCGAATTCCGTGGCGGAAGGCCCGTGTTCTGGAACAAGTTCGTCGAACAATGCTTCAAATGTTCGCTGATGCGTTCCAGTTCCATTGTAATACTGCATGACACACAAACACACCGCGTGTATATATGTATATTGTCGACAAAGCAAGAGACCAAGATCTTTACGACCCGGATGGCGTGCAAATCGAAAAAGGACGCGGGCGCCCGTCACTCTAGTTAGCCCCCTCTCCGCCACACCCACACACATTTCTACACTCTGTAATTTGTCACCATGTTCCTCGTCATTTTGTACGTTCTCTCGCCAATGGCCCCAAATGATGTCGAAATCTCCTTTGAGACGGACAACCGTACCCTGTTCGAGTGGGTGAAGAGAAATTTCTCAACCGGTTGTAAAGGATGGCAAACTGCAATACCACCCATGTTCCAAGAAGCCCTTTTGGAAAGGCGTGTGGGTGATCACACACCGACTGCCCAGGATCTTCAGCAAGAGTACAATGGCGATTGTTTTACCGCGACGCCAGCCGACTGCGCGTGGGTTTCTGAGCATCTGGCACACGTCAGGAACATCCGCGTGAAAAAGGGTCCTCTGAAAGTACACTGCATAGAGGAACCCTCAAAATACACCGGAATTGTCATTGGATATGGAGCAGATGACTGGTAAACTTCATGTCGTGCCTTGCAAGGTCTAGTTGGATGCGCTCGGCATCAACCCCTTTAATTTGAGATGATCCTTTATTGCGTTGCGAAGCGATGTAACGTGTTTGATCACCTCTTCTTTGACCCCTTCGGGTGACGAACTCTCCACATCGAAGGTAAATGTCGATGCTTTGACGATGTTCTTCTCGGCCTCGAGGTTCGGAACCACGGAGACGCGAGCCTTGTACGACACCCGTCCATAAATAACGTCCATGATCGACACGCTCTTCTCAATGGGACCAATGTTCACATCTTTCATGGACACATCGAGCACGCTCGCGGGCTCGAAGGTGAGCACACTCTGTAGCGTCCCGACCAGTCTGTCGGCCACCCGCATGGGCTCAAACGTCTCCGCATCAGTACGGCCGCCGCCGCTCTTCAGCAAACAAAGAAGGACACTCGCGAGGAAGGCGATACCGATCACGCGACTTTGTTGCATTCTACTACTCTTGTAGTCGAGCATAATATATTCGTCATCCGACGACACGGTCGCCGAGCTCCTGATGTGTATCCGCGGGGATTGGCGGCGCGTCGTACCAGACTGCCGGTTGCGTTGCCGGGGGCATCGTGTGTCTCTCTCGGAACAAGTACAGCACCTGTGGACGGTACACCATGACGAGGAGGACGATCACCAGGACACAAAGAATGATCGCGTGCATTATATATACTCTATGCCACATTTTGTTTGAACACCAACACGACCAACAGAGCGATAACCCCACCGAGGAAGACGTCCACAGTGTAATGAGAACGAGTCTCGATCAACAGGTACCCCATGGCCAGGGGAAGAACGTACATGATTGGATGCCAGACGCCATACTGGACGAGGATCATGGTGGTGACAACCATGAACGCTGTATGGCCGGAGAAGATTTTGTCGTAGTCGGCACCAAAGACGCAGCTTTTGAGCAACGACCGGGATGTGTCGACCTCGCGTGTGTGTGGAAGCTGTGTCAGACTGATGCTGATCCCTCTGATGATCAGAATGATGCCGAACAAGAGCGCAAATTCACGGAAAATCTCCACGCGACGGGGGGAGGTGAGTGCCGACACCATCGGCAAGACCAGGATCAATGGACCGTCAATCAAGTATTTCATCGTCGCATTGTGTTTCAGAGATGCGAACCCCACGTCACGCGGATTGCTGCACTTGTTCTCGACGAAATGCTTCAGTCCATGGTGCTGGGAGTACAGCAGCCCCAGTGTGTTGATAACAGAACCGAGTGCCAGCACCAACAGCGACGATTTCGTTGTCAGGGGGTGCATATATACGTCGCAGATATTAGTCTACTTACGACGGCACCTGTACCAAAGGGACACGAGCAGCAGGAGGACGATGACGAGAAGAACGGGATGCCGCTTGGCCCAGTAATACGACTCGAATGCCTTGCCGAAACTGTGCCACGTCCCATCGTGCTGGTGACTCATCACGGACGACGACGATGGCGTGCACGCCTTGTCGAAGCCAATGCACGGCTCGAACACATCCGCCGGAATGAACTCCACGCGGTTGGCCGGAATGCTCATGACAGCATCCGTGAACGCAAGCGGGCCTGTTGTGCGCTGGATCTGGAAGCTTTCGGGCAACGATCGCAGCAGACGAGTCTGGGAACGCAGAAGCTTGGCCATATGGTCACAGATCATCTTCATCTCCACCATGTTGGCGTGCGGACACACGATCGTCGCGTTGTTGAAGAAACGCGTGGCAGGGCGCATGTAGGCTATGGAGCTCTCGATTGGGTTGGCGGATGACAACGTGATGCCGATCTTTGTTTTTGGTTTGAACTGGTCGACGAACACGCGAAGCGGACGCAAGGCCTCCGTATCCATGTCGATGGAGATCCCTCCATGCGCCAACAGGGCGACGTACCTACCGAAATCGATGCGCTGATGCATGATCTTTGCCGCGTCGTACGCGTCTCCGTACCCATACTGTCTGCATAGACGACGCAGACTCGCGTCGTCCCACAACATATACGTCCACTCCGGGTTGAGTCGACGCAACTTGGTCCTCGCCGCCTCATACTTCTCTGGGATGTGCGCCTCTCCCTGGTACCACACCTGGTGGATGACTCTTTGCTGCATACAGATGGGCAATATATTGAGCAGGACACAGTGTCATCTTTTATAATTCCTACTACTAGTAGTAGTATAATGGAGATCATCGGAAACCCCGTGCGCACATGGCCGTTCGGAAGAAAGATGCACCTCCAACATGCCCACGGGGACGTTCCAGACCTGTCGAATCATATGAAGTTTGACGTTGATACGCACACCCGGTACATTGACGGACATCTGCTCGGCGGAATGAACACAGCGAAGAAATACGATTTCTCAAGTCGTGCCACAATTGTCGTCGAGTACCTGCTCGCCGGCAAAGACGAGACGAGCGTTGCGACAGTCGAGACCGCCTTTTTCAGGGCGCACTCGGCGTTGATCGCCAGTAATCCAGTGGATGGAAGATCGAGCGCGGGAGATACTGTGTCCCCAACGGTTCTATCGAAATTTCGTCACAAAAACCGACTCTGGGTTCTCTTTGATTGCGACATCGATTTGATCGTGTACGGAAAGAAAGGTGATTTCACATCTGATCTCGTCAAAGATATTCCAGAGTATGTCTCGAGACAGAGTATTTGGTCCTACGTGGGCTCGCTGTGGAGGGGACGGTCCACGTCGATTCCCTTCCAGGGGTCACATTCCTTTGTGCTTATACGGCCGGTCGTGAAAGATTCTAGATCTGTCGCAGGCGACGCACACATTGTCTTCATCGACTTCTTATCTCTGAAAAACCTGCCTCCACAGGCAGGCAAGACACTGCACGACGAGGTCGCCATGCTGCAGAGCAAGGTCGACGAGGGGATGGGGTACGTCGAAGCACTCTCGTGGATGGCACTCGCTTGGAAAAACCTAAAGGATAGGGTGAAGTTCACTCGGAATCTCAATATTCTGAAGATGTTCATCCCAGTGAACGAAGCACGTTCGTCGAATACAAACGTCCAAGAATGGACCAGGAAACTCCTCTCGGCAGACCCAGGGGAACTGAAGGCGTTGCTTCGTAACAGGCGCATCCTCCAGACCATAGAAAAGACAGCGCCCAGGGTGGCGGACCTGGTCGCGAGCGGAAATTATGAGGGCGCGGAACGTGAAGCACGACGAATTGATGCGACGGAGAGCGAACTGCGACAGCACGCGGAGATTGCAGATGCGACCGACGAGATCATGGCGGCGTTCGTGCGGGGAGACGTCGACGAAGCCGAAAATGCCCTGGACGGGCTGAAACGGAAGAAGATTCTGTTGGAGAGCATTCCGGGTATGCAAAGTGCACTGCAAAGCGGAGACGAAGAAGGTATCCGACAACGTATTCTCGAGTACCGCAGGCGACACAAACTGCTCGACGACGAGCTTGATCGCGAAGACGGTGGCTTGCTTCAGAAATTCTCCAGGATGAAATTCGGCAAGGCCCTTCGGGACAGGATGTCCAAGTTCTCGGACGTATCAACGAAGGCAGGTAGACGTGGCCGCGACAGAGACGAGGGCGACGACGGTAGGAGCAACCGCGGCGGGAGCATCTCGTCAGGAGATTGGGTCATATTCAGGTGGTTTGATTTCGGAGCGCCCGATAAGCAGTGGGTCCGCAGGGAACATTAGAGTGGATCGATAGATGACCAGATCACATGTACTATGTAAACGATCATCGCTTCCGAGACATCATGGTCCTGGGCGCCGCCGTACCGCCGCCACCCATCAACGAACACCGCTTGACCAGCGAGTCCAGTCCCATCTTCTCTCGACGTTTGGTGGACGTTCGGATGTTGATCCGCTCTTCGTCATCGACGACAAACCCCGGAAAGAAGACGGAGATCACGTCAGGAGGCAATGGGATGCACGGGCTCGAGTACCCGTCACATCCCCGCTCTTCCTTGCGGCAGTAGCAGCGCTGTGAGATTCCCCCATGTTTTGTCACAGAAAAGTACACTGTACTCGTACGATGCTCGCCGCCGATGTTCTGACAGTACCGTGAGTTGCTCTTCAACATGACCGCATGCGACGTCACAAACGCCGCCGTGAATGTGACGTGTCGGTACACCAGCGGAAGGAGGTTCCGGATCAATGGCAACGTGTCTGCATACATCTCAATGGATGCAGACGTACCAATCAATTGACCAGAAGACGTGTGTTGGTCCAATTTATCGGCCAGCAAATGCTCGCCATCGACGCACGCGCTGAGCGGCTCCCCGGCCGTGCACCGGATGCTGGAGAGTTTGATGATCTCGCGTAAGGCAGTGAGGTCCCCTTGGGGCGTGGAAATGATATGCGTTCCAGATGAGTCGATCCACAATGATGGCTGGTAGGGCCGGGCCTCGACAGGGCCCTTGTTGGAAAAAATCATCCGCAGCCCATTGGCCTTGAACACAGAGTCGTCTATGACGTCGCGCCATCCGTTCGTCGGTACCATGGGCTGAGCGTGTGAAGACGAGGAAGATGCCGTGCTGTCCAAGGACATCGTATCCTCTTCCTCGTCGCGCAAGAACGACGTCTCGAGCCGCTCGAGGAGTTTGATTCTGCACGCCTGTGCAATGGGTGCGTTGACCACAAGCCCAGGGAACACGAGGTGTGCACCGTGCTTCTCCATCCCATTACCGTCCTTTTTGGAAGGAGAGAGGGCCACTAACATGCGCTGATTGTCCGAAGCATGTGGCAACGACGACGAAGATTCCGACGAATTTGGACGCTGTTCGAAGAACTCGTATGTGACGAACTGCCAAATGAACTGCGACAGTCTTCGTATCGTGGCGGTCGCGCGTCGTTCGCACCCGGGCGGGAAGAGGGCGTCGATGTCGAAAAACAGCTTAAAATGAGGTGTTTTGAGCTCTACCAGGCAAAGCCATTCTTTCTTGATGATGGCGTGGACGAAATACGTGTTGAGGAAGGTGCCGTGCTCTTTGTCCTTGACGGACAACTTCCCGCCGTCCAGTAGAAAGTGCGTCGCGCTTCCCTTGGTGAGCCAACCGCGACGCTTTGATTCATCGCGAAAGGTTCGCGACATGAAACTTGGCAACACTACTATCAACTACATGTATTACAAATATGATTACAAATCGTTGTGATGTTCGTAACGAGGCACGATACCTCTCCTGACACGGCGACGACTGTCAGAGACGCGGCTACCGTACTGAACAGATTGACGCGTCGTCGTCGACCCGGTGGCGACGAGTAAAAACACCAGGCCCAAGAACACCAGAACTCTGCGCGACATTGATTGAACACGATTTATCGTAACGATATTCATCTTTACTCTGACGACATCGGATCAATGTACCGTGGTATGAAAGCTATCATCCGTGCACCCACTGGAGGTCTCGTCGTCGTGACCAACCTCGACGTCGACGTCAGGTCCATCGGACGTCGGCTTTGCGTCCTCGAACGCATACCACACCTTCCGCTCCCATCTTTCCCTCGACTTCTCGACATGGTAGATGCTATTTGCCAGCATATCGGCCTGCATCCGTTTATGGTCGTACCTGGTGAAGTCGCGTTTCTTTCGTGCTTCGCGCATTTCTGTCTTGAACACGCTCATCGCGGCTCGCATCTTCTCCTCCGTGTCCACGCACGCGGTATACTCTTCGATTTCGTCTAGTTTGGACATCGATGGCCGCGCAGAATTCAAACCTTTTATATCTCGCCACCAAAGTATACGTATAACGTTGTTTTGAAATGGACGAGTTCGCGACCCCCATCAAATCTCTCCAGCAGGTGTCGTCCCGAGACTCGGATGGACCGAAGCCTGGTGCCACGGACATGCCGTCGTACGAGGATATTCTGCGCCAATCGGGCGCCCCAACGCAACAAGAACACCATCCCTACCAGGGTGCGGCGAGCATGGATCATCATGCCCAAGTCGCCGACGGACACATGGGACGTGGGCCGATGGATATGATGCCGCAGCAGATGTCGTACTCACACGCGCAACCCGGAGGTCACTATCAACATGATCAACACGAGCAGATGCGCGACGACTACGCGCAGCGTTACCAGGGGGGCGGGGACGCGCCGCCGGCAGACAAGCCAAACGACGTGGCAAAGACGGCGTCGTCGCCTGCCGCGCCGTCCGGGTGGAGGAGTCTTTTACAGAGACATAAGCGGGATATCATCATCGCACTGGTCATCTTCATCGTCATCATGTTCGTGCTCCCCAGGATTCGGGCCATGCCGCGCTATCAAACCACGGGTCTGCCGACGTACGTCGTCGGCCTGGTATCAATTGCCAGTGGATGTATCGGCAACTCGATCGTCCTCGCCGTCTCGTAGCTGTTTCCCGTCCACGTACACAAGTGGCTTCGACGGCACGGTCGTCGAATGAATTTTGAGTTGCTCGAGGCGCACGCTCAGTCGACAAGCCACGATAGCATCGCTTTGGTCACGTGTAACAACCAATCCGTCCACTGCTACAATGTACGACACGTCCATGACGGCTCCGGCCAGCAACAGGTCGTCAGACTGCTCGATGAAACAGCCGGCGGCGTCGAACACAAGCGTCTCTTCCGTCAGGTACACGTGCTCCAGTGGATTGAGGGACTCGTCAACGTGGTCTCCACCCCCAGTTTGCTCGATGTGTTTTAGGAACGATGTGAACCCGGTGAAACGACAGTCTTTCAGCGTCAAACGCTTTCCCCATGGCTGCGACGTAACAGAAACCGAGACGCGCGGGGTTTGCACCCGGATTGCCTTCTCGCCGCCATAGCGAATGTTTCGGCGACGACTGCCCGTGCCGTCAAACGACACGCGGTCCATGCATATCAGGCGATAATCCATTGAGTGTTTGATTGTGCGACCAGCGCGTCGAGCCACTACCATTACTACCACTACCACCACTACCACCACTACTCTGGGCGACCACCGCGCGGAAGACGTCCTTCAGAACGGCTTGCGTCTCGAACGCATGGGCCGGGACACACATCACCTCGTCGTACTGGAACGTTTGCTCCAGCGCGTTCACGTGTCGGACGATCTCATGTGTCGAGACCACGAGGTTCTGCTCAGTGAGTTTGGAGAATGCGTAGTCTTTGTCCAGCTCCACAAGGACGCGTCGCATCGGAAGCTTCATACGCTGTTCTATCGACAAGATATGTCGACGGACGAACGCACGCTCGAACTCCGAGCACCGGAACGGGAGTTGGGACCAGTAAAACGCGACCAAGATTAGTCGTTCCCTGCGGTGATCCGACGTCCGCTGGCAACACAACTCCGCCTGACGTACCTGGACGAGCATCGTCTCAACGATATGGATCAAGGACGTGACCGTGGCGTGACAGACGGGCAACATGATGATGTCATGGACGTCAGGGGTGTTTGCAATGTCTAACTGTTCGGCGTGGCACATGTCATCGAGCGTGCCGGGTATCCCGTCGATTGCCACCAGGAGCATGCACTACTAGACTAGAACGGGTCTCTATGAGTCTGCACGTTTATTAGATTCAAATTTATCTGCAGCACTCTATATTCTATAGATCGACGCACAAACATGACCACGATCGCTGCGTTTAACAGGCTTCTGACGGATTTCGTCGCGGACCTTTCCGACACATTCGAGGACGTCCCGCAAATGGCCGTGTTCAAGTCGTCCTTACCGATGATTCTCCAAACCAACGCGCGAGGTGGTTTGCAGATGTTCATGAATAGCGTACGAGCGTATGGGGAGAAGATCCTGAAGAAGGACGTGAGCATGTTCGATGCCCCGCTCATGATCGGCGGCCTCGACGTGTCGCAGTTGTGGCACGTAGAAGGCCTCGATGAAGGGAGTCGGACGGCCATAATGAACTATATCAACACGCTTTTCACATTGGGACTCGCCCTGGAGACAGTGGATGCGCCTGTCCTGGAGAACATCGAGCAGCTCGCTAAGGACGCTGCCGCGCACATGGAACAAACGGGAACCATTGATTTCCAAGCGATGCTTCCCGGGCTCATGCAGAACGTGGGATCGTTGCTCGGCGCTGACATGCCGGATATGAACGACCCAAAGCTGCAGGGCGTGCTCGATTCGGTGATGGCAAACTTCATGGGACCCGGGATGGGCCTCGATCAGTTGGCCCAAATCGAGCGAGAGATGTCCGACGACGACGAGATGGAGGAGTAATGGTTGTAGATCATATCATCATGTAATCTCTCTATGTATCAACTGTGTGTGGGTGCCAGTTCGTCTGCCAGGCCAGAGAAATCTGGATGGGTACCACCGTTCGGCAGGGCGAGGAACGGCCGCGTGGCGAAGTCGTTGGCGAAAATGTCGTCTGTGTCCGAGTAGACGTACGTCTGGAGCATGGCGTCGGCTTTGTCCATAGATTCGTCCGTCATGTCGCACGGTTTGCCTGCCGTTGAGCCGAAATCCGCGACCGCGACGTTCGAGAACGGATTATCCTTCGTCGGGCCCCGGCATGACCGCCTCTGTAGCTCGATTTGCATCACCTCCTGACGATGACGCCGCGCGTACACCATCGCGAGTAAGACACTGAGAATCACGGCACCGAGGACGGGAATGAACGAGCGTTGGATGATGCCAACTGCCACGCCGGCGTACAGAAGTAGACGCGTCGTCGCGTTCAACGTCGCGTTCGAGTCGGCGTGCCCGAACGGAAAGAATTCGGTCGGCGATTTCCAGAGGGTCTTCATGTCATCCGTCCATGCAATGGTCATCTTTGATGTGATGAGTGCGTATATATACATGGGCTGCATTAAAAAACCGACGATCCAGCGTCGCTCATGCTGGAGAGGAGGACGGCGACGCCTTGGAATCTCGGCGAAATCTTGGCGGCCTCTCAGTCATAAATCAATTTTCTTCTCCCCGTGAACTCCGAGAAGTCTTCGCGCGATGTCTTCGCAAGGTAATCCACCTGCTCCAGAAGAACTCGCGATCATCGAGTCCAAGGTCGGTCGCCTGTCCCCGCCCTCGGAAAGCACCCCATTTGGCAAGTATTTCAACCGCATCGGCACCGTGCCGCTCGACCCCACGGTCGCCGAGAATACGACACTCATTCGAGATCTTTTCGGGGAAGAGTACCCCGAGGGCGCGGTGTATCACGCGATCAACGCACCTGACGTTGCCCCTCGTGAAATCACCACGTCTTGGTGCGTCTTTCCCATGGGATCGACGCGTCCAGTCCACGTCACCATGTCCGTCAGAACGCCGAATCTCAACACACGGGGAACATCGCGGTCCAAATTTTGCTCAGCGGATCGTCTCAAACTCCTCAACGCCTGCTATGGAGGAGCAGACAACGTGCGATACAACAGCCAACAAAAGGCACTGATCACGAGCCTGCGTATCCCCGGCGCCGATGGGCATGGCCTGGCAGTGTGTATCCCGTTGGGCCATGAACGTCTCAGCGCCATCGTGAGCGGTCTTCCACTGAAGCGGTTCGTGTTCGAGCGGAACATGCAGCCCGAGCCGTACTTGTTTGAGGTGACCCTCACGCACAATGATCCGTCCAGGGCCGGGGGAAAGACCAAGAGTGGTATTCCACTCACGTCGAACTTGTTCTACGCGCTGTTCTGGAGAGACCAAAGGTTCATGTCGCTGCTACAGGATTTCGTCCCCATGCGTCCGAGGACTGGGAGGACTGGGAGGGCTGGTGCAACCGAGAGGACTGGGGCGACTGCAGGGAACCAGGAGACTGGTCAACCACAGGCTGTTCAGGAGTACCGGCCTGGGATGGGAAAAGGGCTCATGACAGCCCACCATCTGCAACAGAATCTGGTCGCCGATGCGCGCGCAAAGCTCGATGACATGCTGCAAAGTTGTATGTCGGACGAGACATCGAGCACCGACGACGCAAAAGTCGCCATGGCCATCCTGTGCACGCTGATGAGAGACCCTTGTTCGTCGACGACAACTCCAACGCAACAGGACAATGCCGGGGGAGACTCCAGTATGACGGTTGCCGACTTCACGGATATCGTCGACAAGCTAGGTCATGCCACCTCCATTCCAACGCATCCACCTTGCTATATGGTGTGGACTGTGTTCCAACATTACATGCAAGAACGACACGACTCATTCGTGTCGTTCGGCAACATCAACGAACGTCTCATGACAGTTTTGAATGATGATACGGACACCATGATTCCGAGAATGAGCAACAATTAACGCGAGATACGAGATACGGATACGGATACGGATGAAATACCGCAAAGAAACGCGTTGAAACAGACGTATGATACTACCCCCTAGTACTACAGTAGTACTGCAATGCTGCTTGTTACATGTAAGCAGGCATCAAGTACCCATCCCGAATGTAAAGCAGATTGTACCCGATTGCGTGGACGACCACGCGCGAGAAGGTCTGTCCCTCGGCCAAGCACTCAGATTGATCCAACCGCAGCAAGTTGGTCTCCGTCGGGTTGAACGATCGCATCTGCAACACGAGACGCGTCTCCTGGACTCTCGACATGTTCACCGTCCCGTTCGGCATCAGACCACGCACGTCACCCTCGGCAAAGCCGAACGCATGTAGTCCAGACGGCAACGACTTCCCGAAGAGACGCAGCGGCTCCACGACGGAGAAGTACACCTGCTCCATCTGCGACACGCGATCCTTGGCGTTCAGCGTGATTCTTGCCGAATGTAGTATGTCGTGACGCGTCGTTTCAGAACCCACATCGTCCGTCGTATACTTCCCGAACTCCCACTGCGATTTCAGTGGTCGCAGGTGCCATAGGAGATACCGCACCGGCCCGCGGAAGAAGAGGGGCACGTTCTGAATGTTGTAGTTCGACGACGACGGAAGGAGTGCAAGCAATTGGACGACAATACTGGACGCAACGAAGAGAACGTCGTCAACTGCGTCCGCGAAAACGGAGAATGTGCACGGCCTATAAAAGGTGTTCACCGCACTGTAGCCCTCCTGCACCCCGTGGGTGATGGTCGGTCCGGTGCTGACTGGACTCAACGACGCGAGGTAACCCCCACTTACGTATCCCTCGACGAACACGGACATGGTCAACAGATCGTCCTCCAGGTGGTGGAGGAAGTCGAACACCAGCCACGCCTCTCCTGCGGCAGCCTGCGTGGAGTAGTCCGTGCTCGTGTCCCCACCAGTCACGGTCGCGTATCCACTGTTCACCGTCACGGACTCGTGACCTATGCTGCATACCACGGTCCCGTCACGTTTCAGTGTGGCCGTGATGGTCTCGCTCTGGAACGACCACTCGAGGGAGTATCCATACGTCGCTGCTCCGACCGTGTACGTCGCCCACTGCAGACCGACAGAGCCGGGCGTCGACGGAATCAGGAACCGACCCTTCAACTCGAATACCCTCGCGCTCTCGGCACAATCGTAGAATACCTCCGTACGTCCCGTCCACATGGGATCGTCCACCAACTGGAGACGATCACCCAGGTCGATGGACTGACCGACACCGCTTCCCTCCACCCGATCATACCCACCGAGCGTCTCTTCGACAGACGTGTACACCTTGTTAATCACCGTTTGACGGGGATCAAACGATTCCTCCTGCGTCTGTACTCGCTCCACGAGCAAGGCGTGCTGATTACTGGTATACCAGCGGCGTTCGTCGTCGTCCAGGAAAATGTACTCTAGCAACAGGTCCGGTTGTATTTGGAACGTCGGGTCGGTCGAAGACAGTGCCTGGCGCAAACTGATGTCGAAGTGCAACGTCTGGTTCTGAATCGCCACCAGCGGGATGGGCGTCTTTGACGTGAAAAACGGCAGCTTCACGAAAAACGTCTTCTCCGTCCCCTTGCCCTCCGCGGCATTGAAGTCGACCAACCTGTCGCGGGCGTGCATTTCGTCGGCCGACAAAAGTGCATGATCACGGGCCAGGATATACTCGCCCGTCAATGTCTCGAGCTTGGTCTTCCCTGACCACATACTGATCTCGTCCAACAACTCCAGGCCAGGTGCTTTCGTCGTCCCGGCGGCTCGTTTCACCGTCATTCGTAAGAACACGGATCTGATCAGGTCTCCTCGTCTAGGTATCTGGATATTGGTCAACGTTTGACCATACGTCATCGACGTAGGGAACCGAGCGTCGATGTCGATCAGTTCGGTCGCGTACGCGGTCGTCTTCTTGATCAATTGACGGAACGGACGACTGGCGTCGAACGATTCGCTCTGAATGAACTTGTCCTCCTCTCCGACGGCCAGGAGTTGTAACAGTGCTCCGCTCATTGAATTACACCGATCTACGTTCTAGGTTACACAGAGATACTTTTACGCGAGAAAATCAGCAACCAAAAGCGCTCAACTGTCCAAGGACAAATTCTGCCATCCAACACCAGGGCGTGCAAACGTTCCCAGAACTCCTTCGGTCTCCTCAGAATTGAACGAGTCGGGACGAGATACTGAGCTCCCGCAGCAAACGGCCATGACGCGCGGGGCACGTGATCGGCGGACACATCGAGATCATCGTCCAACTCGGTCCACCGGGCGCCCACGGGCAGACCGGGGTGGTGCGGACATCCAAGTTCGTCGCTGCACAGAACCTGGCCCAACGGAACGACGTCGTCACGTGCAGATGACGTCATCAGCATGTGGAACAGTGCATGCTTCTCGATATGGTCGAACGGGTTGCCCTGAAGGAAGGCGACGTGCGAGAACTCGTGGAGGGTCTCGTACCGCTCGCAGATGCAACGTGCGAACGTCTCGGCTTCTCGTCCGACGTTCCTATGAGTTCCTCCCGGCGACTTATCGTAGATCACGATGTGATGAGACGCAGAAGATGGTATTTCATGCAACCAGTCGAGGTTCTCCGAAAACTTCGCGACAACGATGAGCAGTGTCATCTTCTCGTAGCCTAAATGAACCCGAAGAGTACTTTGTATTTACGTGTGGCGGCGGGTAAGGTCTTCTTCTCCCACAAGATCCAACGACTCAGGGCACCCGCCGTCATGGGATCTCGCCAATCCTCCCGTTTCCTGTGTCGCCGTATGTACGCCAGTCGTCGTTTGGAGGCTATTGCCGGCTGGTCGCGCGAGTACCGGATGTAGTCCTGGTAACCGGCGGCGCCGAAGTGGACCGACTTGACGCGTGACCCGTCATCATCGTAAAACGTAGCAACGAGCTTCTTTGACGCACGTGGTGATGGCCTGATCGTGACGCGCATATGCCGCCTTCTTTCCTACATTTGGACCACATATTAGTTGTTCCACGCCAGGGTTCGTTCGCCCTTCTGAGATGTGTTGACCGGTCTATCGAGCAAGGTATACGGTCTCGACGAGTCGCGCAGGTACCCCATGTGGTGACGAATGTTGTTGACGATGTTCGTGACCGACCAGTCCACGACGAACCCGTTGAGGCGGCGGACCTGGCAGTTGAGGTCGCCGCCGACGACGTTGCCCTGGTGCAGATTGAACATGCCCATCATCACCATCAACAGCTCGGTGTCGCTCTGACGGTCGATTGTGATATTGTGCTTCTCCTTCACGGACGTACGGATCGCACCATGGACGACACCAATGTTGCGTTGACTGAAGAATGCGTTCACCAGGTCGTTGTCTCGACAGACACCGAGGGCCGCGCGAGCTGCCTCCAGACTTGTCGTGATATTGCTTTGCATTACAGTACTTATACCTGACCTATATATTGTGCGAGGCGAGTATCTCCGCTGGAGCCCACCCACACCACCCACTAAAGAAATCTGATCTGCGCATCTCCGTTCTGGAAGTCAACCCATCTGTACCCGAGCGCAAACACTTTCACGACAATATCCGAGCGTTTCTCTTTCAACGTGATATACAGAATGGGGCGTCTGACATGAGAGAACGTGAAATGGCCATTGGGCTCCGTGTTCGTCGAGTCGAGCGCAAACGAGTACAGGTAAATGTTCTCGGAAATGCAGTTCCTTGAGTGATAGAACGTCTGTACGCGGCCGAACATGTCTCTGTCATGGTGCTGCGTCCTGTCCCATCCGTCCATCCGAAGGCTCACTCTGTCGATGATGTCTTCGTACTCAAAAAATCTGCGCTGGGTCACCGCATCCTGCGAGTACGCCACGAACACGATGTAGCGCACGGGCATGTTCAGTTCGGACAGGTCGACTTGCACGGTGTCCGTCGCTATGATCGAGTCGCCACCCGTCGAATCGGTCGTGTCGCGGTACGATTTGCCCTCACAGTCCTGCACCACCTCACATAAGAGCGGTGTCTGACTGTTGATGATCGTGGCCTTCTCGACTTCGTCCAGGAAGACGAAATCCATGATCAGCTCGCTGGATACTTCAACGGGTGGCGACACGCCACTGTAACTCGTCACGGCGTTTTCGAACGTCTCCGTCTCGATCTCCAGGATCAAACTGTTCTGACCGGTCGAGGACAGGAGCGGCAGGAAGGTCTGTCTCTGCCCGGGTCGGTAGCAGCAGAAGAGTTTCAGTGGGACGACGACCGTGTGTGTCTGGGAGAGTCGAAGGTTGTTCGCGCCGATCATGTCGGCGACCCCGGCCTTCATCGATTGGTGGAGGTGCACATCGTCATGCAGTGCCAGCCACAGTCGCTCACTACTATCCAACTCGACATCGTTCAACACGATGCGCATCTTCTTCAGTAACACATACCCGATCTTCGGACGCCAATAATCATTGAGGCCTGCGCCCGGAATCGCTGGTAACGTGATACTCAGGGCAATGTTGCCCAGGAGGTCGCCTCGTCTTGGAATCACCGCCTTGACCGTCGAACCGAGCGTAAGCGACACGTCCACCGTCTTTTGTGTCGTGGCGAACCGAGAGCTCTGTATTACACGTTGCTTGAATTGGCTGGACGACGCGGCGTCGCGTAGATCGTACATGTGCTGGTCCTGTGGTCCCAGCATTTGTAGCTGCAGCATGGCACCGACACCGGGCTTGGAGGATGTCATGCTCCGTCTCTGTGATTGGGCGTCAAAATATACCTAGACGTTTTCACCGATTGAAGCATCGTACTGCGTGTACTGATAGGCGATCTGAACGTCGTCAACGTAACTGTGCCACTCGAGCGGCATGGGCACGTCCTCTTCTTCCGCCGCCCCTGGGGCGATCGTCACCAGGCTCGCGTGGATGTGCCACGTGTGCACGATCGTGTCGACGCACCGAACAACCACTCGTCGCAACTTCGGATACATTAGAATATGGGGGAGGGGTGGATCAACGTCACACATGATCGTGTGCACGTTGGGGAGGTCGAACGGCCAGCCGTGGGTCCCCCGAATGTCGAGATATTGGATGGCACGACCAGAGATCGTCGTGCTATCGAACATGAAATTGTCCTGGAGAATCAGCTCCTTGAGCAAAGGAAACCGATCGCTTCCGTACCTCCCGATGAGGTTATGCGAAAGGTCTAACCTCGTCAGGTCGGGCGAGAGCTCCGGCACGTCGAGGAGGCCACCGCAGACGAGCGATACGTCGGTAGCATCACACGTCTTTAGCGCGTCGACGACGTGCGTCATCAACATCCCAGACAAATACAGCGTCCTCAGTTTTCGGGGAAAGCTCATGCCCGACGTGGCGTGCAGGATGGTCATGTGGATGCTCATCGTCTCGAGTTCCGGGAACACCTCGCGCGTGTCGGAGAAGAGGCCGAACATACTGCAGCTGACGAGTCTGAGATGTTTTAGCTTGGGAACGACTGAACGGATGCCCCCAGAGAAGCGAGTCGCTGCCACGCGCAGGTCCACCAACTCAGGCAACATGGTGCAGAAAAACAGGTTGACCGGTTCGTCGCTGCGAATGTCCAGATGCGTGAGATGCTGACCGAACCATGGGATGCTCGAGACGGGTGGATTGAAGAGGACGAGTTTCTTCCATGTCCGCGTCCTCATCACGGCCATCAGGGCCTCGTCGTCACCGAGGCTCATATCAGCGATGAGTTCGCTGCAGTCAACCCATGGATAGATTTTCCGAAGCGCGACGACATCCGTTGGGTCCTCCAAGGCGTCCGCGACGTATTGCATGCTTCCGATTTACATGTAAATTTTGTGTCACACGAAACGAAAGGCGGGGAAGTGGACCGTACCAAGCTTTTCATCGTACGGAATTACCCACGTGTCCGCGGCGTACAGGGGGAAAGGGTTCGCCTTTTCACACGCGTCTCCGCGTTTACACGTCACGATCTTGTGGTCCGGGAAGCGTGTCTTGATATATAATGATGCCTCGTTGAGCTTGCGCCCAACCACTTCCCGCAAGACGACAGACCGGCAACTCGCATCGTTGTGCTTCAGGCAGCATTTGCTCATGAACCCGGGAGTGACGTCCGCACACGTGCCGCCCTGAGGAGGGTCCTGTTTGATCTCACACGGAATGGTGATGATTCGGCCGTAGTCGGGGTCAAAATAAGTACCGCAACGCCTGGCGGGCGGCTCGGATTTCTGGAGTTTCCAACAGAACTGCTGGGCGTTCTGTGAACTCGGCGTGTCCATACACACCAGCTTATTTGTGTACCCATCAACGCGGAGGAATCGGTTGTTGAACAACGATTGGAACATCACAAATTCGGCCCCGTCGCCTCCACAGTAGCCAGGCTGGATGTTCCAGCAGCTCTGCGGCTCATCCTTACGCTCCTTCCACAACAACGTACCATCCGTCTCGACGGTCAGGTACCGATTCATCCAACGAACGGCAAACCCGTTCGCGAGGGAACACCGGACGAGTTTGTACGAGTCTTCGGCGGCGACAACCTTGGTCATTTTCGTAGTCGCGTCGGGGGCAATCCCCGGTCCCAGAAGTCGGTGTTCAAACGCGAACGTCAACAGACTATACTCAGCGTAAGGATCGGGAGCAATTGTCGGCGACTCGACGACCTTAAATGGAGCCGGGTCCTTCGTCGGCGCCGAGATGACGGACGTAGACGTATTGGACGTGGACGTCGTACCGGACGTCGCAAGCACGGATGACTCAATGGACGATGGTCCGTCCTGCTCGCTCTGGTTTCCTCGAATCAGGAACCACCATACCGTCACCAGGACGACGACCAACAGGAACGATGCCGAAGCGATGAGAATCATCTGCACTATCTATCTACATTGATGCAAGATATTATGGTCATACGACCTTCCTACAACCCCCAGACGCGTCCTTGTGACCGTGGAAATCGAAAACTCATTCAAATTCAATTTTTACACCATTCATGATGATAGCATGTACACAATCCACACATACTACCATGAAGATCGACAATGACGACTGGCATTATGCCGTATACACGGGAGACGTCAAAACGATGTTAAAATTCGTCGCGTCAAATGGAGACCCGGACATCAGAGACGCATGGGGACGGAACGCGCTGCACGTTGCAGCGAAAAATAAAGATATACATACGATCATGCTCCTGGTCAATGTGTTCTTGCTTGATGTGTTTGCATTCGACAACGACCTTCGTACCCCGTACCACGTTGCACTGTCCCAGGGAGACGACGAGTGTGCGTCGTTCTTGGCCAAAAAGATGTTCGGAGAAGACGCCAAACGAAATATGAGAGACATATACGAGGAGTACAGTAACGATGTCTTCATTGACCTGGTTCCTATGACGCGGTGTCAGGCGCCTTCGGACTCGGTGACAAGGTGACCCATCCCCACAGCATAACACATAAAACTGAAATGAAGAGGACAATCCACTGCATGGTCGTGATCTACGCTATATAAGTAAATCAACATAATGACAGAGATCAATGACGCCATCCCCGCGAACTATGCGAGAGTGACGCGAAAACTTCGCTCGCCGAGGAAATTTCGTCCTGAATTCCTCCCCATCGTCTTCGAGTATCTACCGCGCCATGGTGTCGCGTCCAACGATGTCCTCATGAAACTCCTGTTCCATCCATCGTTTTCGACCACAGACACGGCCGTCCAATTCGGGAACGTCAACGCGTACCACACCGACCCCTCGACCTGCGAACGCGTTCGGCCGTACGTCGACACCAGGAACCCATGGGACGTGGTCAAGAATGTCTTCATCTCGTATCCGAAGATCATACGAGTTCATGACGGGATGACCGCATACTACAAGGTCGTGCCAGCTCATGTGTCATCGTCACGTGAGCTGGAAGAGTTCCTCCCACCACCACCGGGAAAGAGGTACCTGTATACCTTGCGCCACAGGTCTGCAATGTACCGTGGAATCGATAAGTTCGAGATCTCGACCCAGAAGCTCGATAATATCAAGACCAGCCTTGATGTGTTCCCCACCGTGAACGACCAGAGCGTGATCGTCTTCGTCACCAACCGATCCCCCACGGATAAGTACATCGCGCTTGACTTTCGAACGGTCTATAGATCAGATACACTCGATCCGAGAGTCCTCTCGCTACGCTCACAAACGTCCAGGAGTGGCGCCGCGATGCATACCGTCGTGGTCCCGTGCGAGGAACCGCAACCCGACCAAGTCCTGGCTGGATTTTCCGAGCTGCAAATCGGCCGTCATTTCGTGAGGACAAACGGACTCACGTTCGGCGAGCACCCCATCGAACACATCATTCACGTGGAGACACACGCTGCTGACACGTGGAAGGTCCTTCATGATGAGGCGACCATGAGCATGCGGCGGTGCTGTCATGACGTCAAAGAGCATCTGCGCAAGGAGGTCGCCCTCGTCACGTCATCCAGGTCCGTCGCACAGAACGAGATCGAGTCATCGTTCTACGAGTACCTCAAATCGGTTCGCGCACAGAACGACAGTACCAGATTTGTTTTGGACATCGACCCGGACACAGGTGTGGTGACTCTTGACGTCTTCTGGCCGAGATCGGCGTCCATTCCACACTTCAACGCTTCCATAGGGGTCTTCTGGACACCGGCCATGTTCAGGATCTCGACGAAAGACGTCCTTCGGGAGTTTGAGACACACGTCTTCTCCAAAATACCATCCACATCGAAGCAGCAGGACATGGCATCCAACATCGCACTTGGCATCCCGGACATCGCCGCGAACTGGACGACCTTTGTGCACGTTCCACCGCCTTCGGACCCTCGTGCGTATCACGCTGCCGCGACGATCGTCAACGGTATGGACACACTGTACCCTTTTCAAAAGGAAACCGTGTGTGAGATGGTGGCGAGAGAGACGGCAGCAGACGGCTGGATGGGTCTCTTCAATACCCGTCTGACCGGCGCGGCCAACGGACCCGGTGTGTTCCAAATATCGGAACCGTTCACCCCCAAAGTGGGGTCACGCAAATCCTTCTTCAACATGAACAACCGTTCGTCGCCGGTCCTCAGGCGGTGCGGTGGCATCCTGGCGGACGAGCCGGGCATGGGAAAGACGCGTCAGATCGCGGCACTGATCCGGGCCGTCCCGACCGCGCAGGCGACACTCGTGGTCGTCAAACCGAACATCATCGCCCAATGGAAACAAGAACTCGACGCCGTGTGGCCAGAGTGTCGTGTCGTCTGTTACCACGGTCCCGCAAAGAAGCGCATTGACGTCGGTCACGCCGTTCGGTCTCATGACATCGTGTTGACGACGTACTCGACGTGCATGTCCAGCGAGGTTCTCTGGGACGAGAGTCTGTGGGGAAGGATCGTGACGGACGAGTCGCACGATATGTCGCCAAGGTTTTCGAAAACCTTCAGTGGATTTTCCGGGCCCATGTGGTGCGTCACCGCAACGCCACACAAGAAGCTCCGTTCCATCATGACGTGGCTCATTGGCAATGCAAAGAAGGCCGTGGCGGGCAACGTCTCCTTCAATTGGGACGTATGGAACTTCAGGACGTTTGGCACACCGGTGCTTCAAATGTGCATGTTGCGCAAAACGAGAGACTTTCACCTCGATCTGCCTCCCATCGTGACCAAGAACATCACGGTGATCCTGGATGACGACGAGAAGCACGTATATAACAAGATGAAGGAGACCACGGAAGCGATGATGCACCATATTTCGATGATTGCACTCACTCACAGGTTGAACATGCTGTCGATGGTCGCGAGTTTCGGTCTATTCAAAACGAAGGATATCCAGGGCCTGTTTACCGAGAACAACTCGATCCATTTTCGAGATGGGGACCCCGGTACGCCCCCGGAAGACGTCTGTTCCATTTGCATCGACACATTTGCCGAGCCGTGTATGACCGTGTGTCTGCACTGGTTCTGTACCGAATGCCTGCAGCTCCATCTCTCCAGATCGGACTCGAAATCGTGTCCATTGTGCAGACGACAGATAACGCAAGGGTCCGTGGTCAAGAGGAAACGAGAGGAACAGGATTTGCACATCGACCAGACCGGTCAAGCGGGCAGCAAAATGAGCGCCATGCTGGAGGACATCGAGCGTATCTTCCAGACGCCCGGACGAAAGATCATCGTGTTCTTCTCATCGGCCACCACCATATCGTGGTTCCAGGAGATGGTCGAACAACGTCTGAACATGACGCCACTCACGGTGCACGGGGGCGTCGCACTGAACAAGCGCCAACAGAATTTCAGGCGCTTCCAGACCGTCCCACAAGACCGTCTGCTTCTGGCGTCCATCAAAACCGTCAGCGATGGGATTACGCTGACTGCAGCGTCGGATATCATGCTCGTGACCCCCACGGGCAACAATGCGCTCGATGAGCAGGTGGTGGGACGCGCCAACCGCATCGGCAGAGACGTCAACGTGCCCGTGACGCTGTGGAGGTACATCGCAGCTGATACAGTCGAAGAGGTGATGGCACAGCAACAAGCACGGTACGGATGTTTCCATCCATCCACAGCATTTCAAACCGTTGAAACCCCGACGGTGTGATTCAATGATTCATTCACTTGCGTTCAAAAACAGAGTAACATCATCATATCATACATACACATCATACATCATACATCATACATTGAATCATTCTTTAGCACGCATAGTACTTGATCAGTTCCGGAAATTTACGATGCCAGTTACTGCGAAACAGGGACAGGAAGTCGTCCTCAGGTCCCAGGCGGTCGTCCGTCCAACAGTGGACCGTCGGAATGGTCTGCACGATCTCCCGGTCCTCGTGCAGTGGCAGCTCATTGCTCAGCATCAGGGCGACATCGCCCAGGGCACCCGTCCACTCTAAGCACTGTCGCGTCACCCGGACGATGACCGTGCACCGGTCCCTTCCATTGGGAACGAACGCGAAGTGCAGACTGAACTGGTGGACCAAGTGGCCTCCGATTGGCCCGACCTTAAAGCGAAGACACGTGTTCCATGTGTCGTACCATTCATTCTCCACTTCCAGGATCGTGTTCGGGATGCTGGTCTGGTACACGTAGGACGCGAGGGTGTCGCGATGGATGATCACCTCAGGTTTGCCGGTCGTGAAACTGAACGCATGGATATGCTCGAGGTGGCTCCAATCCAACGTGTTTTCCAGGAGATAGAGGGCACTGCACGACGGGAACTCTCGGACGTACGTGTACGTGCGCTGTGCCTCGTCGAATTCCCACGAACTGTGGAGCGACGTCGGCACGCCGCGGTCAAACGTGTAATCATCGTACCAGACGATGCCGTCCTTGACGGTCGTCAAAGAACGACGGGGTTTCGTCACATGATCGTGGTACTTGCAGCGGATGCATCCACCGTCGACGCGACCGACGCTCAATGACGCCCCGCGGTGGTGGCAGCGGTCGTTGACGACAGCCGCGGTGTCGCGATCGGTGTCCCAGAAGACGGCCAAGTGCGTCGTGTCGTGGAGTGTCACGCGTTTGGGAACGGTATGGTGTCTCTGTTTCAACTGACGGGACGGACAAATAGGCACCCACTGTGCCACAGTCAACGGGGAACGGTACGAGCGACGCATTTTGTCACAAAGAAACGTAATAAATTGCTCAATTTCCTTCAATCGCCTTCAGTTCGGTGGGATGAACGACGCGCTCGAGTCCCTGTGTGTCCGCCGAACGCATGAACGTCTGAGCGGCGGTTTGGCTCTTCTTGTGGCCCTGGAACATCTCTTCCAGATACGGCTCGCGGTACACGGTGTCGATCGCATCGTGGTCGCACGGCAAAACAAGGAACTTGTACATATCAGCCACAAGAATATCAAAGTCCGGGTCGAGTTTCGTCAGGACATCCTTGATGTGTGCCTCGGCCTCGTCCTTGTTCGAAAACACGCCACGAATCTTGACGCCCAGAACGCCAGTCGGTGTCTCGAGTTCCTGGTACTCTGCGTCGGGCTCCACATAACTCAGGACCACGTATTGCTGGTCGGTCACCGTGATGGAGTCGGTGGAGGTGAGACTCACGCCGTTGGCGTTGACATCCGACGACGGACCATCTGCCGCATCTTGCCCCTCCTCCTCCTCCTCGTTGATCACCTTCAGACGCTTGATATCCTGTCGGTCCTCCTCCATCGCATCCTCCATTTTGACGTCGGTCATACCATTCTTCAGGTCGTCCAGGTGGTCGGGAACCTCGTCGATCGACGTCTCCATGGCGACCTTCTTACGCTCCTCAAAGCGCATCTTCTCTTGTTCGTTGCGCTTGCGATGCGCCTTGACCATATCGATCAGGTGCGACTCCGCGTCCATATCGGGCGTCACGTTCCCAAGGAGAATCCAACGGTACATGTCACACACGTACGTGTCGAGCACGCGATCCAATCGCTTCACGTGCTCCATCGCATCAGCGGTGCTCTTGAAAGCACCGCGGACACGCACGGCGACCTTATCGTCGAGGTCGATGCGTTGCCTGGTCTTGCTCGACGCGAATGAAATCGCCGCGAACATCAGTCCATTCGAGTGGGGGATGTCTTCGTCCAGGTGATCGATCATGGTGCTTGTTGAATCAATCAATCAATTATATGATGTGCGGTTGGAGAATGTTACAAGGCTTTTTACGCAGACCTACATTGTACAGATCTACAGACCCAAGGTCGTCTCCAGCAACGTCTTCATCTTCTTCGCATTAGGCTGCTTGTCCATCGTGTCCTTCGAAGACAGTCGAAGCGTGTCATCTCGTCTAGTCACGCTCAGGAATTTGTTGCACTGGGTCCGTGTTGGTGCATCGGCGTCAAACTTGAGCAGAATAGAGGGCGAGACAACGCAGTTCTCCGGGACCGCCATGTACGAGTGCTTCACACTCTCTCCGCGGAACTCTTCTATCGTCATATGACCGCCGAACGCCCGGAGCACCTGGCGAGGCGGAGCTATCGGCGGAGGGTCCCGAGACCCCGTCATCTCTCGAAACATCCGAAAAATGCTCATACCACCCGATGAGTACCCGCTATGCGTTCGTCCTCGGTCTCGTCGGTACCCATTGACACAACCGAAAGAACAAAACGCACCACAGACCCTATACACGTTACGTCTATCGTCATAGGAAATCGGATACGGGATGGGCTGCGTGTCAGGGATGAACGGGTGACAGCAGTGCCAACACAACTCACTTGCCTTCGCCTCATTCTGCAGGTGGTGGATGTTCCCATCTCGAATGGTGATGATCGTTGCCATGATGATTATTCCCAAGAAGCCACTGATCAACGAAGGTGAGTTGACATGTTAAGTCAATATTGTGACAACCATCTATGATCGGGCGGAGCGAGTGGGCCTGGGTACAACGATCGACCATTGCCAACAGAAGCCAGGTCCGCGTCGATGTAACGCCCTCGTATCGATCGTAAGATGAGTGGGCCTGGTCGATCTTGCTCGATCACAGACCATCTATTTAACGCGCATACGACGCACAATGCATACAATGCATACAATGCAAACAATGCAAACAATGTACGTACTACTATACACGCTGCACATGAACGATGAGCAGAAGAAACAAGGCGACAGATCCCCGACTTCGCGACCCATCTACAGGGCACGAACCACGCGCGGTATGCACCCATCGTCGAGCCGACGGAACTCATGTATCTATCTCACAACGTGCCCGGAGTTGCTCGAGGGAACATGGTCCGATGACAGCAAACCGAAGGACGCTCCATCGGAAGATCGAGTCGAACTTTCGATCTTCCGATCCCGCTTGCTCCCTCGCATATTCCGTCCGCGGTCGCGGAAGATCGATATTCATACACCACCGACCGAACGACGCATAAAGGGATCGATCTTCGTCAGATTTCAGCAAGTCAAACACAATATCCTTCCATATATCATCAGACAAACGACGGACCATGCGTCGCGATATGTTCAAGCAGATCCTGGACAGTAGGATCAATGTTATGCGGAAATACGTCGTCGATCCCACGTTGACCACCAAACAACGACAGGAATTGAAGAAATCGATCAGGCGTCGCGAGCGTATCGGCAACGATCTGCAACGCAACAAGTACAGGAAAAATCGCGTGAACATGGAGATTTACTCTGCACGCAGTCCGAAAACCATCCGGACAATCGCGAGCAGGTACCGCGATCATCTTTTGTCCGACCAGCACAACGAACTCATGAATCGGGCGAAAATCGTGCGTCAGAAGGCCGAGCAAGATAGCCTCAAGCAGTTCATGGCCACGAAGGGAAACTATAGGAAGCTATTGGCGAATCTCCGAGCCATGCAACTGAACTTGGCCAAAACCAAGCGGCACCTGAAGCGATCGTCCTGAGCAGCAGTGACGCACTCCATCATTCTTTCTTAACTCGATCGGGTCACACAATCATACTCATCCACTCGGGAGGAGAGGTAAACGTTCGGTATTGTTTTGGGAGATGAGAGAATAGACGCTCTAAATGAAGACGCTCCAGACAAGGCTCCAAGAGTGTATCAACATCCGCACGCAGATGCGCAAGTATGGAATCGACGATGATCCTGGAACCACCAAGTTGAAGAAAGATATGGTGACGTTCGTCCAGGATGGCGGAAGACGGTTCGGGGTGGTGCGGTTGGATGGCGGTGACCATGAGCACTCGGGCAAGTCGCTGCAGTACGACCTGACACCCTACGAAGCGAAAGACTCGTTCGTTCACGTGCGAGGCCGATGAATATTATATCTATACTTGTATACACGACTGAATGCCATTTGTTCAATCCGCACCAGGGGGCAGGCTCACCGACTGGAGGTCATCATGCAAGCTGAACAGCGACGCCAAAACAGACCACCAGAAGGCAACAGATGGCGAGTATAGAATGTTCCTGCAGAAGAACGCGAGCCAGGCGAGAGATATGCAGCGCGCCCACGTCATTCATCAGCCCTACTTCGACATCAAGGGGTGTGTGAGGACGTCCAATCCCAAGCTCGAGCAATACCGCTGATCACCGCACCGGTGCGGCAGTATCCCACACTGGTCGTTAGTGGTCGACCGGTATCCCGAACGCGATCAGTATCTGCTTAGCTGCCTTCTGTTCGGCGTTCTTTTTGACTCGATCGATGCCAGTACCCTTCTTCCCATCGAGCTCAACGACGACAGTGAACGTTCTGTCGTCGTCGTTTCTGACGCTCTGATACGTGGGCAGGTCCGCATGCGTCTTGTGCTGATGCTGCATCAGCACGTCTTTATAGTTCCTGTTCTTCTGTAAATCGCTCCAGTCAGCAGAGTCAAACACGGAAACGATGAACTGACGAGCACACATCAGGCCGAGATCCAAATAGATGGCGGCGACAAGCGCTTCAAACACATCTTCCATCACGCGCTTGCTCCTATGGTGACCGAGGTACACGGACTTCCCCTTCATCACGACATACTGCTCCAGACCAAGCACCTTGGCAAATCGATGGAGTTGGTCGGATCGCGTGAGGCGAGTACGCATGATCGTGAGGTAGCCCTCCTGCTGCTCTGGGAACCGGTCCATTAAGTAGCGAGCGGCAACGAACCCTAGGATCGAATCGCCCAGGAACTCGAACTTTTCATAGTTCCACGGAAGACCGGCCTCCGGGTGGGTGAACGCCGTGTTGTACAGAGTCAGGTCGACTGGTCGTTCGCCAATCACACGTTCCAACGCATCTGCGGTCAACGTCCCCATACTCATCGCGGGTAAGAGGTCCTGCTCTTCCTCGCTGAGCGTCCCGGGCGGAGGTACACGTGGGGGTGGTGGGAGGGATGGTGGCGATGGTGCGTGCATGCTGTTCTGTATGCACGATTTTGATACGCCTTATTTTCGTGCACAATACCACACGACAACCACGACAAAATGACCCGACCGGTGATCATGCTCTTCCACGAGCGCGGTGACGATATCGCCACGCACTTCGACGGCAACTGGAACATTGACGTGTTCACCAAAGACTTCCCCGCCTATGTCAGGGACGTTCCATGCGTGTACGAAGTCGAACACGGCCGGGTGCACGTTGGGCGAGCGGACGTACTCAAGTTCGTCGAACGTCATACGCCCAGGCCAAAGGCACGCGAGCGCGCAACGACACCGTCATCGACGAAGACACGTACCATCGCCATCGACGAGGCAACAGTGACCGACAAAGCGACAACGACAAAGAAGACGGTGACGTCGGACTCCGACGCGAATGTCCAGTCCACCACGAATTCCACGACCTCGACGAAAACAGCCAAAAAAGCAACGAATGCGACGCGGGTTGCGCGTTCCGTAAAGAAAACATCCGTTCCGGCCGTAACGAGCGATAAGGTTCCGTTGGAACAGACAGTTGTATCCGTGAAGAAGGGGCCCGTGAGGACAGGTGGGGTATAGGGTATACCGTGCCCATGAGAGAGATTCTAGGCAGGGCCACTGAAAAAAACAGCCGTGATCTTTGAGATTGAGCCATGATCACGCACTCTATTCTCTTGTATATTCATCTAAAGCAGGTATTCCGGTGTACGACCGATGCTTCGTAGTTAGTAGATTGCAAATTCGTCCCTTTTCAATTATGACCGGAATTCAGGATTTTGACCTACTAGACTTGATAAGCCCCGATCAGGTAGAGCAGATGCTCCAATGGGAAGATGGAGACTTGGCCCTGCCTGGTACCCCAGAGGAGGTCAAGGAATTGATGCTCGAGGTGGACCAGTTCTCGGGCCCAATTTGCAGTCCACGAGGACCGGGTCACTCGGTCGTTTTCCAGTGTCCCGTTTACTCTCCATACTATGCATACCTGAACGGTATCGAGTTCTGTCCGTCGTATACTCTGCTGTATAAGCACGGTGACGGTAGGCCGGACGTCGTGTACAGTCTCGAACTCATGCTCGCGCTTTTTTACGGCAAAAAGCGCGATCACACTATTCCAAACGATGATTGGGCCAGTCTGACGGAGGAGATGATCATCGATGATCAGAACGGTTGTGACCACGTCGTCATCGTACAACAAGCGGTTTCGTGGTGTCCGACCGACACGTTCAGGATGCACGGTCAAGACGTGTGCGTGGACGCGGACGGCGTCCCGCGAATCAATATAAAAGCGTTCTACAACGACAAATCTTTGGGCAATGGTATGTTCCTCTTACCTGCCGGCGTCATTGAGATGATATGGTATTCGGCGTTCCGCAAGGGTGATTCTGGTGCTATGTGGAGGTGCCCTGAAAAGATTAGGCGCTTACAACGGGGCGCGTGACCCTCCTCGACCTCCGAGGCAATCTCGCAAACGAACCTTCTGAAACGAAGATGAAGATAAAATGATGAAAGAATGGAATTCAATGCCAATGTTCCTGTTTCCATTTTCCATGGTACTAATTATATCGGTTATATGTAACGTGTGATGACAGAGAAGTACTCCGACCCCAAGTACGTGCTGAGCCAGCACGTCGTCCGCGTCATCTCCAACGCAGTACACATATCAGATGTCGACAAAATCACAGGCATGTTCTTCCTTCTCTCGAAATCGGAACAAGATAACGAACGATGGGAAGATACATTCCGGTGTGCAGCCGACGGGAACTCGGTATTCTTCTTCGCCAAGCGACTCGACTATGACGGCGAGGATAGAGGGTGCACTGTAGGCATCGCCGGGTGGACGACCGCAAACGGCGGAAACGACAAACATGGCGACTTCATCAAGCTCGCTGCGCGTTTCAAGAGGATGGGTGGCCTGGATCTCCGTCGGGAATCGAAAGGCCTCACTGAAAAATCAAACAAAGTCAAGAAATTCGAGCGCCTCATCCAGGGCCTGCATGGCGAGTACGCGGAACGCTTCGTTCGCGCGCAATTCAAGGAACTGTGTTCGCCCAAGGGCTACATATACGAAGCCCACAAAGCACTGTGTGACGCGGGTATCGAGAACCCGAGTCCACTCGCCATCGCGGCGGTCATGGACACAGTGATCAACCAGGGGATTGGGGGAAAGTACTGTCCCATCGACTGGATTCGAGATCATCCCACGGAAGACGAGAAGGTCCTCCTGGACGGATTCCTGGATTGGAAACGCGTGGCAGCGACAAAGAATCATCATAATTCACCACCGTCCAACGGCCGCGAACGTGCCGACATGTTCAAAAAGCTGCTTCGCGCAGGGCAACAGGATCTGAGTCGAGCCGCCTGCGAAGAGGCCGTGCAGTGGAAGATGAAGTAATTCTGTGATGATTTACAGCCAGATGTAATTATGTTATACGCATATGATTTGCGCGCCGTGATGGTCATGGAGCGATCTCTTCGTCCAGTCGAAGGCATCGGCACCGCGAGGTACATGCACGACGTGCTCAGGAGGTACGCCGCCACCAAAGCCTTGACGTATCCGCAAACGGCCAAAGAGGTGGGGACAGGCGTCACGACGCGCGACGCACTGATCGACGCCATGCGAGTTGATGCTGGAGACAGGGCACTGGAGACATGTGACGTGCAACCGCTTGTCACGTACGTCGATTTGCTGAGGTCGGACAGGGCAAAAAGCTATGCGTGGTGGTACGCCTTGCTCGTTGAACCAATCGTGCACATTCCATACGACACCGAGTGCACGGGCGTCTACGTCGAGACACTGAGACGCGCTGAACCAGAGATGGCGTCGTCTCTCGAGGAATACATGGAACTTACCTCCAGGCACTTTACGCACGCGGAAGTCGACAGGTGCATCACCGAGCTGCGCGTGGCGCACCGTTATCTCAATCTCACCACCGTGTAACCGCTCACGTCTCACGCACAAAAAGACTTCGTTGACAGTCCCGTCGACGGATCTATCCCGGCAAACGCCCAGTACTCGTCGATCGAACGCGCGCGACCCAGACCGTACTGGTCGGAAATCAGCGGGGCCTCGATGCCGAGAATCCGACGCGCTCGACTTTCGCTCGTCGACTTCTCCGCTTCGTACGACGTTCCCTTCTGGTCGTTCCAGAACTTAGGCTTCTCCTCACGGAGGTAATGGTGAAGGCAAATGTTGACGCGCGGCGTGAAAATGTCGAATCCGTTCGTCCAAGCACGTGCGCTCAGGAGGATCTCCTCCCCCTGGAACAACTGCTTGAGATTCGGGTCGTACGGGACCAGCTTGACGAAGTCGCGTGGCGCGAAGAAAAAGCCGGCCGCGATGAACGCGTTCGGACGAGGCGCGTCGCCGACAAACGTTGGGGGTTTCATCGCTGCTTCGAAAATCGGCAGTTTCTTGTCATTCATCTTTGCGCGACACATGACGGGGACGTCCGTGGTATTGATGTCGTACGTCGAGATGTCGTTCGGGTACATGCTCAGAATGGAACGGTCCGGCGTCGGACACGCCCCGATCTCCACGAGCGCCTTCTCATCCCACGAGTCGACCATGACCGTATGAGAATCGATCTGCATGTAATAGTCCTCCGATCCGAACAACGTGGAACACGCGTACCGTGCGACACAAGGTCCCTTGGCCTCCGTGTGTGGCACGCGAATAGTGCGGATCTGCTTGTCAAAGCGGGAGTCGTGCTTGCCACTACACGTCTCGGCAGGGTCGTCGCTGTTCTGTTCACATACACCGATGAAGATGCGTTCAGGGTGCTTCGACTTACTGAAGAGCTCGTGGATGGTCTTGCTGCATTCGCTATCGCGATAGGACGCGACACTGACGAAGATCGTTGGTCGGCGGGGCTGATTGGTTTGACCGAGTGCGTCCGTCCGGTACCCCTCTCCCGGTGTATGCAGGACGAGTGCCCACAGTGCAACGAGCACGATGAGAATGAGTGGAACGTGACGAGACACGAGACGAGACATTACACTACACAGTACTACTACAGTAGTGCAATATTTGTTCTCATCACGTATAACTGTAAATTTAAACCCAACGGAACGAATCAAGATCCAGCGGCGGATACCCGTCATCAGTCAGCCGCACACCGACGATGATATCCATCAACGACTCGTTCTGTTCCCCTCGTCGTTTGATCATCGCGCGGCCTGCCTTGCACCCGTACTTTGTGATGGTCAGATTCAGAGAATCGGCACCGCGTTGCACGTACCGCTCCAGGTTGTTATCCGTCGTCCACGCCTGAATGCTCGAGACAAAGTGAGAGAGCTGTTGGATCACGCCCTCATCGAGCATCAGGTATGCAGATCGGAAGAACAGTTCCAGCGTCGATAACGAAGCCATCGACAGCTCGCTTGCCTCCTTGAACTCGGGCGGCAACACCGTCCAAATGTTCTTAAAGCCATGCAGTGACGACATCTCCTGGTACGCACGGTTCGCCTTGACGATGAACGTCGGCAACTCCTGGTGAATCTTGGCACCAAGTTGCGTATCGTGTGCCGAAATTCGCTCATCGAATCGAAATATGACCAGACGTCGAGCAATGGACCCGCCATGGTCCTTCCAATTCGGGAGGACGTTCCCACTCAGCCACCCAGGTAGTTTGAACCTGGTCGAGTACGGTGTCTTGTATTTTTCGGCGACTGATATGCTCTCGCCAGATACCATGCTTTGAAAAATTGCCTGAGGCAGAAAGTACAGATGAGGGAGACAGGTAGGGCATATGGATAAGAGAGAAAGAGCCTGCAGGCGACTAGGGGGTGAGTGTCGATGCGTACCTGCTCCAATTGGAAGTCGTCCTTCACCTCGGGACACACCCATAGCAAAGAATTGATCAGACCGGAGACGGCCCATTGGCGCTCGCAATTGTTCGACAACACGCCGACGTCCACGCGGTCGTACAGACTTCCGATCAACATGTCCGTGATCGTCGATTTACCAGACCCGGCCACACCCAACAGAAATGGAATGACCTGCCATCCATCACGCTCGCCGAGGTCGTACATCATCCGGCCGGCCATGACGTAGAACCATCGACGAAGCGTCACCGACATCTTCTGGTCCATGAAGATCTTCTCGACGTTTGGGGTCTCAATGTCGTGCCAGTGCTGTTCCAATATACCTTCGTCCATGTCGATGTCGAAGTAGTTGGCAGAAATGGTATCCTCCGAGAGCGTCACCGCACCGTACGGATAAAATGTGTCGGTGCTGCATGCGTAGATCCCGTTCTTGAACGAGAAGACGCTCCTGTCCTTATCCAGAAACGGAAGCTGCAGGTCGACGCTGTTCTCAAGGTAATCGACGACCGCGTTGATGGGGACCTTGAGCAAGTGCATGTGTGCCTCGAAATTCGTCTCCTTCCGACACTGGCGATGCACAAATGCCTTGACATCGCACACGCGTCTGTACGCATGTGTGCGATGCCCGTTTGAGACGATCGGCTCGAAGATGTTGCTCCCGTGCTTGCGGTATCCGTGCTCGAACGCCACGTCCAACAAGTACCACACCAACTGATGAATGATCGCCGGGTCGACGCCGTCCATCCAACGGAAGCGGATGGCGAGCAAGCGTAGCTCCTCGTCCACGTTCTTGGGGACCGTGTGAGCGAACGAGTCGGTGATCTTCAGCTGGACGGCAGACAGACACAGACGGGTGGCGTGGAACACCTTTTCCACGACCTTCCGGATTCTGGTATACGTCAGGTCGTCTTCCAGCAAATCCAGCTTCTTTAACGTGTACATGAGGGTCGAAACCTCGGTCTGTTTGAGCTGAATGACGCGCATCAACCGATTGAGTCCCATGTCCGATTGGGACCGCGCCTCGGTCTCCTCCCACCGAAAGTTTCTGAATGCGAGGTCGATCATCTCGGGGATTCTCAGGTCATTGTCGACCTCCCACTCCGAAGACAACGAGAGAACCTTATCGATTGCCTCTTGTTCTTCCATCTCTTCGAGGTCGGTGCAAGCTTGCATCGCCTCCTGGCGAACACTTCGCACATAGGGGTCCTCCTCCTCCGGAGCCGGGCGCTTGTTTCGAGGCGGCATCTGACTGCGTGAAAACTTGATATTTTAAGTCTGGGACTCTCTAAATACCCATGGCCGACCTCAAGTCACCGATGCTCATCGCCGGAATCGTCATCACCACAGTCTTCATCGTCGTCATCGTCATGATGTACAGGACGGTGTCCTCGCTCAAAAGCTCCGTTTTTTCGGTCGTCGAACAGCATAATAACGCCAAGGGCATCCTCGACAACCATGAATCGACCCTGAAACGGATCGAGGACGTGCTCATCGCCGGCGACGACGAGTACGACGACGAAGACGAGGACGGCATGTGTACCGACGAGCAGCAGCCAACAGCCTACGTCCAGGCAGCCGACCATCCCCAGCCCGCCACAAAGAAATCAAAGTAACTTGGCTTCTTGCATTTCAGAAATCTAAACATGTCAAACACGCCGCAGAACGCCGAACTCATCGCCGGGACAAGTGCAGGCGATTCATTCGCCACGCCACACGTCGGCGTGCAGAACGAAGAGAGCGCGTGCAGTAACGTCCCGAAGAAGTCCAAATCAAAGGCACGCGTCCAACACAATGGAACTGACGTCGATATGAAGGGCGTGTCGCGCAAACTCAACGCCGCACTTCGCCGCGTGGACCGGCTGGAGAAGGAGAACGCCGAGCTCAAGCAGAAGCTGTCTGCACGCAGCAGACCCTCTCGCCTGCCAAAATAGAGTGGCGATTGACGCTTTTATATCTTTCTGTTATACATACATGACCGGCTCATTCGATCTCCTCAAACCTGGCGTCAGCCGGTACCATCACGTGGGTCTCATCGTCCCCATCCTCTGCGGGACCGTCCCCTTCCTCGTCGCACCGTACTTCAGGTCGCTCGAAAAACACCACCACATCCTCACCGCGCTTGTATTGGGGTTCCTGACTGGTTGCTTCGCGTACGTGCTGATGCGGTACGTGCCCCTGCTCAAAGACCCACAGTACACCTTGAATAAGGCGGCGCTTTTGGGCCTCCTCACCGCGGAGATCATGATTTTCACGTTCCCCCGCGGCGACTGGGACGATCGCATCGTGTCCCCGCCCATGCTGATCTTCTATTTGTTCATGTTCTTGTTCGGTATCTCGGAGATCGAGCGTGAATAAGACCTGTATTTTTATGCAACGTAATTCCAGATTTCAGCATCGACACATGCTTCGAGTGAGTGACCTCACGGACAAGGAACTGAACCGAGCCCGACAGAATCATCAGACGTATAAAGATCTGTACAACCAGTGCACGGAACACATCAAGCGTCGTAACGAGATGGGGCAATCGATGACCAGGTACCACGTGCCTGGTTTCGTCGTGGGTCGACCGCTCTTCAATCATCAACACGCAGTCCGCTACATAACCGAAAAACTAGAACGAGGCAAGTTCCACGTCGAGAAACGTGGCACAGCCGAACTGGTCATCGACTGGACGAACCAAAAACGAGACGTCATCAGGAAGAAAGCACCGAAACAAGCCACTGCCAAGGAAGACGTCCCTCGAGCCCTCCGAGAATCCAGCCGGGACAAAAACAAGAAGAAGATCGGGGAACCCTTACACGTCCGACTGGCTCGCCTTAATCATGAACTCAAGATGGCACGATGACGCGGGAATTCCCGGCGTTTCTTTTGTCTTGGGAAAGAAACCCACTGGCCAATGTCGGACATCACACCCCTCCTATTGGACGCGAAGAAAGAGTATACCAGTCGGTTGGAAGAGATCGTCACGCCGCAACTCCGAGCGACGTTCACTGCAATGTTCAACGAGTGCGTCGAGGAGGGAAACGACGTGTACGTCTGCTTCCAGGGGAAGATGCGCGAGATCCCCTTCTGGAACAGCAGCATCGTCGACGGCAAGACCCAGCAACTGATCACCAGCTACTCATTCTTCGAAAATCTGGTTGTCGCGGTCGTGGTGACCTACGTGAAGGTCATGTCCGCCATTCGCCTTGGTGAAGGACGTCCGAACGTCAAACTCAAGGTACCCAGGACGGACGAATTTGTCCACGAAATCTACAAACAAATGGCACAGATCTGTTACTATGAGCCACATATCATGGAGTCAAGGGACGCGTTTGAGACACAAGCCATACCAGAGGCGATCGAGCGCAGCATTCGACGACTCATCCCGTACGAGGATATCCTCCAGTCGTACCTGGCCGCCGATCCAGAAACGGATCACGTGGACACGCAGGACACGAAACACGATTCGGATTTCGATACCGGGAGCGACAGCGACAGCGAGGACGATGACGATGACCAGGAGATCAACGTCAGCGTCCCGTCTCAGCAATACACTCAACCCACCCAACATCCACACACACAACAGATCCCCATGCCAACGGAAGTACCGACTGCTCTTCAGAATCCGACCCAATACACCGGAGACGGTTCGAAGGACGACGATGATTCGGAGGACGACGATCTCCCGCCCGCGTGTCCACCATACCCATCACCTCCCGTGTCAACGACACCCATGGCAGCGCACCCTCAGCAGGCAGTCCACAACCATCAACAGCAGATGACGGCACCCCAATTCCACCAACCAACCCAAATGCAGCCACCCCAACAGCAAACAGCGCCCCCCCAACATTTATTCGGTCCGGCCGGTGGTGGTCAGGAAATCAGACAGGCCTTGTAACAACTGTAACTGTAACTGAAGATGCCCCAGTGCGCGAAAACCCTTACAACTATTACCTATCACAATCCCACAACACACACCACCTCCCTCAACATGAAGAATATGTACTTTATCATCGTCCTCGTCCTTGGCATTGCCACCGGCGTCACTGTGTACAGGTACACCATGGAAGAGGATGAGAATCCTCAGAAAACGTTTGCAGCCACGGCACTCATCGGAGCCATCGTTTCAGGACTCGCAATGTACTTCTTCTCGTCCAAACCCAAGATCTCAAGGGAGCCATTCGTCCTCGACCCGCCCGCCGCACCGGTGATACCACCCTCCCAGTCTGTCCAGATGCCGACCGCGTGATAGAGATTGTGTGATAGGTGATAGATGATAGATGATAGGTAGAATTGCGTGAAAGGATCGGTTATTAATTCCTTGATGTAGGGAAAGGAGACGAACGCGAAATGCCCGGCGGCGTCAACCAGTTGGCGCTCTACGGGAAGGAGGATCTGCTGCTCAGCGGAGATCCTGAAATCACGTTCTTCCGACTGAGGACACGACGCTTTTCGATTTTTTCCTTGGAAAGCATCTCGCAACCGTTTCAGAGCGAGGCCACCTTTGGGCGCCGGGTCACGTTGCCGGTTACGCGAAGTGGTGACCTCGTTCACTCGATCTTTCTGGAGGTTGACCTCCCAGATCTCGCAGATTTTGCCATAGACAGCATCACGTCCGCCGGAACAACCGTCCCTGGCATCGTGTCGGCGCGTTGGACGTCTCGGACGACGGGGAACGTGCGTATCATCCCAGCGACCGACGGGTTGGACACCTCCTACGATGTGCTGGTGGACGACGGGACCTCACAAACAACGGTCAATGGGACGGCCGGGGCCACCGACGTGACACTCACTGGACTCGATTCGACCAAATCGTACACGATCAGCGTCCGCCGCGTGGCGTCCGGGACGCCTGGCACGTACTCTTCCACACTTCCACTCAGTTCCGTCCGGTGGTGCAACGAGGTTGGTCATGCCCTGTGTCGCACGATCGATTTTGAGATCGGCGGCGCGCGTATCTCCAGAATAACGTCGGAATGGATGAACGTGGATGCGGAGTTGACCATGCCCAGCGAGAAACAGGACGGCTTCAACGTGATGGTCGGTAAATTCGGAACCTATGACCTCTTCGAAAACTCCATCCAAGGGGCGACGAAGTTGTTCATCCCTCTGAATTTCACCTGGTGCAAGACGCCAGGGCTTTCTATCCCAATCGTAAGTCTTATTTATCACCAGATGTCGCTGGCGTTCGATATTCGGGAGTACACGGAGCTGATCAAATCGACGCACCCCATCTCATCACTCGTGTCTCAGGCGGCGCGCACGCCGTCCATCGACATGTCCGCGTTCATCACATTTGTGTTCCTCGGCAGCCAAGAACGTAAAAAATGGCTGGAGAACACACACGAAATCCTGCTTCAGGACATCCAGTTCCTCGGAGACACGCCGGTCATCGTGAGTGGCAGCGAGTCAAGTCTGCAGCGCAAATTCGACCTGTCGTTTGTGCACCCAGTCAGTGAGATCCTGTTCACGTATAACGCTGCAAAGACGTATAACAGTGGGATCTCTCCATCCGCCTACGCAACCCAAGGGAACGATTTCTTCAATTACGATGCACCAGTCGGACCAAGCGTTGACCCAATCTCCAAGGCCGTGATACACATCAACGGACACCCGCGTTACGCGGAGAGAAGTGGCAAGTATCATCGACTGTTACAGCCTTACGGCCATCACACGCGTATCCCAACGCAAAAGATCTACTGCTATTCGTTCGGTCTCGATCCCGAAAGCCCGAATCCCACGGGCTCGATCAACCTCAGTAGGGCGGACACCGCCCATCTCCAAGTCACATTTGACGACTCATTCAGCCAAGGAGCGTCCAACGGACGACTCCGCATTTACGCCAGAACCCTGAACATCCTTCGCTTCAGTGGTGGCATGGGAACCCTCATGTTTACGTCGACTTAATTATGTGTTATAGAATATAGAATCAACATGACAGCTGCCATCGTCTTTTTGATCGGTCTTGTTCTGCTCCTCATCGGGAAGATCCGGCGCGAGGAGGCAGTGAAAGAGAAACAAAAGCAGGATATCCTGACGAACGAGGATTCCGACAAGACGATCGTCTACAAGTACCTTCCCAGGGATATAGATACGTTCTACAGAACGCAGGAGACACCGAGCAAGCTCTATAGCTCCATGTTCTGATCGCTTCTTCTTCCTCTTCTTGGACCGCGATCCACAAAGAAACCCATAGCACGGAAAAACAACTACATCATTCGACGGGGATGATGTAGTCATTATTTTGAGGACATACAGATATACTGCACCATGTCCAGTGCACCGAGACAAAGTCTGCTTGATATGACAGTGCCGCCGCATCTGGAGACGGCGAAGATGGCGCCTGGTCAATGGATGGTCACCGTCTACGCCTACGAGCATTGTGGTCCGAAAGACTTCTACCGCGACTTTCCTGGATCGGTGCACGAACTCAAGGCAGACGGTGGTCCACATGGTGCACCCATCCCAGGTATCAGTTCTCTCTGGATTCCGAAAGCACACACCGTCACGCTTCAACGTGATGACGGCCAAACCACCTCATACGGACCGTACACGACGGACAAATTTGCAATGTGCCTCACAGATACAGGATACAATGACCGCGTGGTCTCGTACCAGGTGACCGCCCCATCGACGAACCCACTGGTGGCGACCACGGCAGCGCCAATGGCGACCACGGCACCAGCAACCAGTCCATCAGGGGTGGCAACCATCGAGCCTTGGTTGACGACGACCACGGCAGCACCACTGACGACCACGGCAGCACCACTGACGACCACGGCAGCACCACTGACGACCACGGCAGCACCACTGACGACCACGGCAGCACCACTGACGACCACGGCAGCACCACTGACGACCACGACAGCACCACTGAAGACCACGATAGAGGCACCCGCGACGACGAAGGCACCCGCGACGACGACGGAACCACCCTGCTTGCGACCAGAGCCCG